CCGTTCGGCAGGATCGCTCGGGAGGTTATTCAATTCTTGCCGCAACGTCAGTTCGATCGCCTTCCCGACGTAGTTCTTTCTGTCCCGATAGGCATCATCAGTTTCGCCGGGATTCTGCCGCACGCTGGCGATTCCGATGTCCGAATTGATGATTTCCTTGAAGAGCGGATCTGTCCGCTCTTTCGCACGCGATGGCGTGAACGGATTGACCGCATTCCACCGGCTGGCATCCGGCTTGTTGCCGAGCACATCGGTCTGTGGCGGGAGTGTCCCCTTGATGCCGGGAAGCCGCGCTTTGATCCCGTGGAGCGCGGCACCGGCCATGCTGGCATGTTTCTCAGGGCCTTCTGGTTGCTCTGGATTCGTGACGGTGGCAATTTCGCTCACAAAGGTAGGTACCAGACTCCCTGCCTTGTTGGCGATTAAACGATTGAACGACGCCGGATTCTCCAGCGCGTCAACGTTTTCCTTCATCGGAGACAGCATGGGCTGCTCCAGCATCGTCTTAGTAATTGCCAACCCAATGTTTCCGCCTCTTGTCAACTCGTCTTTGAGTGGCCGATCCGATTCCATTTGGAGTTGTGCTCCAACCGCAAAGAGGATGCCGCCAGGAGCCATACTGGAGATTCTCAGCCAGTCATCTCCCACGGGGGATTTTACGGCTCCCGTGGTACGTCCGGCTGCCCTCTGCGCGTTAACTTTGGACGGCTCTCGCTGTGTAGTTCCGGTCGCCAGTTTGTGTTTCGCGGCGTACCAGCCGATAGCCAATATTGCGGTACCTGACAACCCGCGTCCAATCGCCTCGGAGATGACCTTCTGCGCGTTGAATGGGAGCTTGTTGCGGACGGAGTCGTAATACTCCAACATCGGGCGCGTTACCGTTCCGACGGGGCTGTAGTCGATCGTGCGGTTCGTGATGTTGAAGGGGGTGCGCTTAAATGGTAGCTGAGTGTCTATGACTGTCTTGCCAATCGGTCCCAATCGTCCCCTGAACGCGGTGACCGCATTTGATGCGGCATTCTCGTTGTTGAACGTTGCGAAGTCCGCGTATGCCACAGCCTCCACCGTCATCTTCTCGGTCGGATTCGCCACCAGTTCTTGGGCACGCTCGCCGAGTGATTTGGTAAGTGTGCCCGCCCGCTGCTCATTCAACGCCTGTACGCGGGCCTGCGCTTCCATCGAGCGCCGGAGCGAGTACACCTTGAAAAGCTTATCCTCGGCTGCCAGCGTGCGGCCTTGTGCGTTGATGTATCCATTGACGAGCTTGTTGACTATCGGGCTGCTGCCTTTGTAGTTCCATTCCCGGTGTAATTCCCCGCTGCTGCGGTCGGCTTCGCTTGTTCCATGTCGAAGGATTTCTCCCGCTTCGGTGACACCCTTTGACGCGGCCTCCATACCTGCCCGCACCACGGCTCCTGGATTGAATCCGGCTACTTCGCGCTTTTTTGAGCCGACCGAAATCGCCATGTCAGCCAGCGATGCCGGGATTCGCTTCATCTCCTCCATCGTTGCCATCGAGAGGCTTCCGCCAACGTTGCGTAGGTGGCTCTTGACGCCCATCAGCCCCATGCGCCAGAACATAACGGCGGTTTCGAGTCCCCCGTTCTCGCGCATCCTGGCGACAAGTTCAGCCAATTCCTGTTTTCTCTTGGCAACCTCAGCACGCAAGTCTTGGATCTCTGGATCTTCCTCAAATTTCAATCGTTCTTCCGGTGTTACGCTTTGTGGCTTCTCTTGCAGGCTTCCTTTCAGGCCGGCCTTCAGCCGGGACTTGGCATCCGCAATCTCTTGCTCGCGCGTCCGAGCCTTTCGTGGAGAGCGTTTGCCAAGGGCACTGTTCAACTTGGATTCTGCACCTTGCGCCTCCGCTACTTTCGTGCGAACCGTCTTCAGGTGCCCCTCTGGAAGTTCGGCGCCGGGCGGCAGTCTCATGGAACGCTTCGCCTCGGCCAGCCACCAGTTCAGATCCAGCGTGTTATCCGCTGTCTGCCGGAACATCGCAAGGTTCCGGCCAGCTTCCGTGCGGTCGCCCGAGACTGTGGTGTAGTACTGTTTCCAGTCGCGCTCCATGCGCTCGCGCTTCGCATCGATCGGCGCGCGCTCTTCTGCCGTCAGTGCTGGATTGTCCAGTTCTTTGTCCAGCTTCACAAGTTCGCGATTCAGTGCGTTCGCACGCTCGCGAACAATGTGTCTGGCCCCGCGGGCTTCAATGCCTTGCTCCCTGGAAACGTCCATCACGTCTGCCGGATCGAGTTTCCGGCCGGCCGCAATAGCAGTGGCTTGCGGCTCAACCTCTTTCACGAGTTCGCCACGCTCAGCCATGCCACGGATAGCGGGCCGCAGATACTGCTCCTCTTCCGGGCTCAGTGCCATGCGGCGGAAGTTGAGAAATTCCTCTTCGAGAGGCTTGGGCGGCTTCGCTTTGGGATTGACGCCGATGTCTACCGCCCCACGTTGTCCCTGAACTCGCCGAGACGAAGCCTCCGGCGCATTCCGGCGCGGGGGCGACGGCAAGCGTTCCATCTCCTGCGGAACACGAGCGCCTTCCGCAGTGGCATTCTCGGCGTACAGCTCTCTGAGTGCTATCTGATCCGGCTCTGTAAGTTCCGTTAGCCTCTTTCCTGTGGCGCGTTGCGCGAAGTCGTTGAGACGTGCTGCTTCTTCAGGTACGCCGCTCTCTGGAACCGCAACATTCTCTTTCGCCTGCTTCGCGGCTGATTGTGCTGCCCGCGTCTGCTCACCGCTCATCACGGGAGGCGCTTTAACAGCAGGTTTCTCAACAGGCTTTTCGATCCGATCTTTAACGGATGTTCCTCGCCGCAATCCCGCAAGCGGCAGCCCTACGAATGTCAGGTCCTTTGCGGCCTTGCCAACACTCTCAGGTGTGGTGTCTTTGATGGCTTCACCAGTGGACCTGATAGCCTCCGGGGCCATCGTCGCGGCAATGGCTGGCCCGACCACCTTGGGTGCCACCCGCGCCGCTGGGCCGAGCGCGGCAGTAGCGGCCATGCCGCCCGGACTCGTGAAGAAATCTATTGTTTCCGGTACGATCTTGCCATATTCGAGCGCGGCTCTGGCTCCCTTTATCAGGAGCTTGTCGAGAGGCTTGTCCCGCTTCTCTTCCGGTATTTTGTTGTATCGCTCCCGAATGCTTTTGACGCCACGCTCATACAACTCCGTGTTGGACGGCAAGCCTAAGCGTTTCTGCACAGGCTCCAGCAACTCAGGAGAAAATGCGGCGCCAGCGATAGCCTTCTGCGACTCGGGCGAGTACACCTGTTTCGACTCTTCCTCTGAAAGATACTCGTTGTATGGGTCAGTTTTGGGATCGCGTGCGGGCCACGCTTCCGGTTCTGTAAAGTCCGCGTATTCCGGATACTTCTGCTTTGTCCGGCGACCAACCTCAATGTCAGGCAGATCATCGTATGCGCCTGGATACTTGGCCTTAACGCGCTGTCCAAGATCAACAACAGTCGGCATTTTATCGAAGCTTTAGCGGATCGCTTGGGGCTTTAGACGTTCCACCCATGGATGCAGGGACAGGAACAGCATCATACGCGGAGCCTGCCGCGCTCCGCTGCTTTTTGGTTGCCGCTCCCCTTATCAGCTTTTGCAGTCTATCGATGATTTCTGCGCGGTGCTGGCTGATCTCGGGATCGTTCTGGTACGACTCCATCACATTTTTCAACGCCGATACCGGGCCGTTACCGCCACCCCGTTTGTCGTCGGCAAGGACTCGATTCACGAGCGCGTTGACTCGCGCATTTACCTGTGGAGTCGCATTCGGGTTGAGTTCAGCGGGTTGCCTGGGACGGGGCGCGGGGGGCTGCGCAAGCGGCTGCTCTGACATGCTGCTCGGGCTGTACTCCTTCCCACTCGGAAGCATCTGCTTGGGGATATACTCGCGCAGTCCTTCTCGTGTCGGAACCAACTTCCCCTTGATGGGGGTATTCGCAAATTTCCCTTTGGCTGTCCCGCCAGCGGTGGATTCCGCCTGTCCGCCAACTTCTTTCTTTCGCGATGCCTGGCGCTGGTCAAACTCTTCCTGTGAAATCTTACCTTCGTTCAGCAACCGTGTGTCGCGTTCAAGTCCGGCAACCGCAGTCCGCGGAGTCCCCTCCAGCCAGAGAAACGCATTCCTATTGGTGAGCGCCGCTGCCCTGTTCTGGGCCTCCTCGGGAGTGTAGAGCGGCTCCCCGTCGGCGTCCTTAGCCTCCATCATTTGCTTCAGAAATCCCTGGAACACTTCGTTCTGCGTCGGCTTGGCGGCTTTTGTGGTAGCGAGAGAGTCCGCTCTCGCGCCGCGCTCTCGCGCCTGCGCATCATAATTGCGCATCTGTGCGCCATGCAGTTGCCGTCTATCCTGAAACTCCGCCTGCTTCATTGCATCCTGTTCAGCCTGCCTGCGCATCTGCATCTGAAGCGCATCACGGTTTTGGCGATCTTCGGCCACAGCGTTCATTGCGCCGAGCACGCCGCGCGCGTTCTCTCCGCCATTGCTCGAAGCGCCCACCATTGCGCCACGCAGAATCTCCGGCAGCACGCCCTTTGTGAACTTGCCGAATCCAGACAGTCTGCCAGTGCGCTCCTCCGGCCCTGGGCGTGTCTCTTCAGGAGGCGGCAGTTCAATCGGCCCGTCGTCGCCAAATGGCACAGGGACTCCCGGCTGACGCTCCATGCGCGGCCCCGAATGCTCATACTGTGCTTCACGGGCTCGTCCAGGTAGGCCCCCGATCATCTGGAGGATTTCGAGTATCTGCGCTCTTGTCATACTTACCCGGCCCTGCGCACTCTCAGGCTACCGTCTGGCTGAATCTCTGAGGTGCTGTAATAGTCGTAGTTTCTCTGATTCGCCGAGTTGTTCGCTGGTGGACTGACGCGGTTGTAGATCGAATTGAACACTGAAGTCCAGGGGTTCTGCTGGCCCTGTTGTTGTGGAGATTGCTGCCAAGAGAAAGAATACGGAGATCCGCCTCCACCGCCTCCACCTTGCCCGCCACCATACTGGTAGCCGCCAGTGAAACCGCCAGGACTCGGAGTGATCGCCGGGTTAAATGCTCCAGACACAATGTTTCCGGCGCCGGGAACTAGAAAATTCAGCCCCGCCGCTCCAGCTCCTACCAGCGCTCGCGTTCCCCAATTCCCTTGCCCCGCCTCGGTCGCCTGCGTCTGTCCGTAGTTGCGTGACGAAGTGTCCGCAAAGCCCCGCGCCTGATTCGCCGCTTCTCCCGCGCGACTCGCTTCCTGCGCGTACATCTGAGCAATGTTTCCCATCGCCGCATCACGGCGGCCGAGATTGGAGGAAACCCAATTGCTTCCCATGTTGTAGGCGAGATTGCGCACGTCCAGCGCCGTCAATTCCTCGCCGTTCTGCTCATGGAGAATGTCCGCCGCAGTCTGCCAGTCCTCTTGCTCCATCGCGCGATTCAGAGCAATCGCCTGGTTCTGCTGAGCCCTCAATTGCGTGGTCCGCGTCAACGCGGCGTCGCTATTCGCACGGGAATCAGAGGATCGGTTGAGATCAAGGGCGTTCACGTCGCCGGAGGAGCGGAGCAGTGTATCGCGATAGATATTCCCTTGCTCACGGCCAAGTGTGGTATCCCGATCACTTTGCCCAGTCGCCAGATCCGCTTCGCGGTTGAACTGATTTTCGACGACGGCCCGCCCGCGGTCCTGCTCGTTCTGTGTCAGTGTTGCTTCGTTTGCCTGCCGCGTCACTTCCAGATTCATCTGCCGGGTGAGATCGCCGAGCGTCAATCCCTGCCGCTGAAGCATGGCATCCACGGCCTGCCGCTGCTGGTCGTCCAATTGCGTCAGGTCGAGGTTCTCGCGGTTCGCCAACTCAGACAATCCCGCGTCATCGAGCGCTCTTCGTAATGCGGTCTGGAGCCGCTCATTCCCTGCCAGTTCGCGCTCGCCGAGTCCGAGGGTCGTGTTCAACCGTCCCGTTCCGAGACGCTCCCTTGCAGTTTGCCCCGCCTGCCGTAACGTGTTGACGCGGTCAACGTTCTCTCCGGCAAACTTGGCACGGGAATCGTCCATCGCGACGGCCTGCTCTCCTTCGACTTCCCGCATGGCCGCCAAGTATTGCGGGTCCCCCGGATTTACCCCTGCACGCCGCAAGCGGGACGCTGTATTCGCCACCACGGGAGCCATTGAGCGGCCAACGCGCGCGGCAAGAGCATCGCCGGTAGGGCCAAGCTTCTGCGCATCCTCGATGGACTGTTGAAAGACATCGGCTGAAGACTCTCCAAGGTCTTCGTACGTGGAGGCCGTATCGCCCCGCATGTCGCGATAGGCATTCCCGAGCGTGTTGATCAGGTTGCCGTAGGTGCTTTGATTCCCTGAGCGGATGTCGCCGAACGTTTCCCCTGACGCTCCCCGCAATCCTGCAAAAGTCGCATCAGTACGGTCCCCGGCATCGCTATACGTTTGATCGGAGTCGTCGATCAGCCCACGGGTTGTGTCCCCGCTACGGCTCGTAAGGTTTCGAAACGTCGAAGCGTTTCCGCCACGCAATCCAGTGTATGCATCGTTCAACGAACTGAGTAGACTGCGTCCGACGGTGGCGTTCTGCCCGCGCAGACCGCCGAACGTTTCGTTGGTGCCCGCCCGCATGCCTGTGTAGGCTTCGCCGGTATTGCGAAGAATGTCGCCTGCGGTTTCCTCGACACGACCCATCGCCCGCGTCGTCGTGTCGTTGATGTCGCCCTGGTTCGCCTCCTGCGTGCGGCCGATGTCGCCCGCCTGTTGGGAGAGATTTTCTTGAATCTGGCCCGTGACATTAGCAGCGGTTCCCGTTCGGGCGGCATTGAGATCGGAGATTGTGTTGAGCCGGCCGACACGCCCAGCAAGTGCCGCTTCGACACCCGGCATCACCTGTTGGCCGATTTGCCGAATAACATCAGGCTCAGGCATGCCAGCCTCAAGTTGCTGGCGAGCGTAAGCGATGACCTGATCGCGCAGTTCTGCCGAGATCGCACCCGCATCGTGGGCACGGGTGAGATTGCGGATCATCTCGTCGAAGCTGTAAGCGCCTATCTCACGCTGAGCGCCGACTGCTTCGTTGTAGGCCGATGAGTTGGAAAAGGCCGGCATGGCTACCCTCGTTCTTTCAGAATATTGGTGATAAAATAGAGCGAGCCGAGGAAGTGCTGAATACACTGCGTCGGCTCTGACCACCGATCTACGAAGGAGATCCAATGGCTAAGAAGCAGTTTATACCAATCCCTCATCTCAACGAAGCTGACGCCTGTCGATTTTGGAATAAAGTTGAACGTCGAGGAACACAGGAGTGTTGGCCATGGACAGCAGCGCTGATGAGTGGATATGGAGCATTTTTCATGAGCCGACCATGTCGATTCAACTTCAAATCCAGCCGTATAGCGTACTTTCTCGAATACGGTCTTGACCCAAAAGAGTTGCTCGTGTGCCATCACTGTGATAATCCCAAGTGCTGCAATCCGAGTCACTTGTTTATCGGAACGAATGCCGACAACACTGCTGACATGCTCGCTAAGGGACGGGCAAGCGTTAGCGACATGCATTGGACTAGAAGAATGCCGGAGCGGATTAACAGGGGGCCTCGTATGCCGTTCCCCGGCGAGAGTAATCATAATGCTAAATTGACTGAGGCTGCGGTCATAGAGATTCGCAGGAGACGCTCTGCGGGGGAGTCGCTCGCTAGTCTCGCCAAGGAGTATTCCGTCAGTATGAGTTTGATAAGCCATGTCGCCTTGAGAAGGAACTGGAAACACATCTGAGCGAGTCACTAAAGGCGGGCATCAGGACCTCCCTTATATCGAGAGTGAACCGTCACACATATGAGCACTATGATGGCGATCGCGAGCGCACCACGGCTTGTCCATGTCATCCATACTCCAGGTGGTTTGAGAACTGCTCTCTGCACAAATCCAAACCCCATTCCCAGCCACTCCCCCAAATCCCTGATGGCGAGGCTGTAAAATACGCAGCCCAACATCCGCATCCGCCAATCCCCGCTTGTTGTCCAAAAGAGAAACCCTAGGAGCGCAGACCCGAGGATGGTGGTCGCCACAGTGAGAACCATCGCGATAAAGAAGAATGGGTTCATTTTTCACGCCTGTCACGGGGGTCGGTGTAGTCGAATTTCTCTGGAACTTCGCGGGGCGGTTTATCTGGAGTTTCACGGGGACGGCGGTTAATTAAAATATCGAATCTTCGAATGAAGTCGGCATTGTTCGTGCGCTGCAATTCGTCACGCCGCTCCAGCGCCTTCAGAAACTCTTTGGTCAGTTCTCTGGAGTGCTGTTGGGCGTCTTCCATGGTCTTCACCATGAACGGCCACCCGAGCTTGTAGATGAACAGGCCGATGAACAGCAACGCCACTGTCGGCCAGCCGTATTGCATCCAATCTTTTAATTCCATTCATGGCTTTCCGTTTGGCGGTTTTTTGAACTGGAGCACAAGTCCCAAGGTTTGCAAAATGCCAAGCAGTATCCCGACGCCCTGACCCATCCCGCGCAGCGACGACATTTCGTTCTCCTGCGCCTGAAGCGCTCTGCGCAATTCCCGCTGCTCGTCCTGAAGAGTGCGGATTGCTTCCCGTGCTCCGTCCAGCTTGTTCTCGTGAACCTCCAGGCGTGCCTCTGTGGAGGCTCCGCGAGTTTGTCCCGTTCCGTGCGGCTGCATGAACGTGGTCACACTCACGCACAGGATGATCACCACCACGAGGCTCAGGATTCGCACGATGGCGATAGCAAACTCGCGTTTGAGACGGTCGTCCACTCAGAGTTCCATCCACCACAGCGAAAACGGATTCACCGGAGCCACCGCGCGGTAACGCTTGCCGTCCACGGTGACAATGCTCCCTTCGCCTGCGGCGAGAGCGTCCGAGTTCACAGCGAAGTACTTCCGGCCGACACTGACGCGTCCGAATTCCGCCTTTGCTGCCACTTCCTCGGCCGGGATTGGTGCGCCGATAGGGGATACCGGACCGGCAGGAGGAGGAGGCGGATTGAGGAACTTGTCCCATGGGACGGACTGATGAGGCGCCTTTCCGTAGATTACCTGCACCTCATAGAGTGCGTTTGAGAAATCTCCGGTTTCAAGCATCGGATAGAGCACGTCGATGCACTGCTTAAGCGTTGATGTGGTGCCCTTCCAAATGATGTAGGCGCTGTCGTCCATGTCCACCACGGGTGTCAATTCGGCTGTCCTGTGCTGTTCCACCGTCTGGATCTCATGGATCGCCGTGATTCCGTTCAAGCGGAGGTAGCCGACGTACTTGTCAACAAATTGCGGTAGCGTCATTCTGACTCTCTTTCTGTAAGTTCGTTGAGCAATTGCTGGCGCTCATGGTCGTTGAGCACACCCTTTTCGCTCAACGTTGTGATTAAATCTGCCAGTGTTTCCTTGATGGGGCGGACGGGATCAGGAGGTTTATCAGGCATTCTTCCGCCCCCTCAACGCATCAGCCATGAGGTTCATCCTCAATCGACCGTCCTCGGATGGCCATTTCCTGTAGTTCTGTTGAGCTTCTACAAACTCCAACATTGGTGGCCTGATGCTCATTACCTTATTTACGTCGCAGTTGGATTGTAGATCACACAGGGCATGCACGACTGGATCGTTTAGCCGGTCATCCGGCTTTCGCTTCTCTATATCGCACTGAACCAGAATCCGGCATGCGGTTATTACCGAGTCGATCAGTCCAATTATGATTCCGTCTTTAGTTGCACAATCTGTCGGCATGGGCACTTGTTCTTGTTCTTCTTTGGATTGCATCAGCCGTTCCCCTTCGTGACAACCACGCGGATCACCTTCATACTTCCGCGCGGTTCGGTGCCGCGCTGATATGGGATTTGCGCATGATCCTGATACGGTAACCCGGTTTGTTCGCGCGGCCAATTCCATGAGGCCGCATGGTCTACTCCATTATGTTGGTAGTCCATCTCGACGTGGTATCGCGAGAAGGAGCCAGCCGGGGCGCTGGAGCTGATGTTGATCATCAGTCCGTCGCGGCCAAAATACTCATCATCTCCCTCGCCGCGCGTCCCGATCTGCTGCAAGTTCACCGTAACATCGTCAGGTCTGCAAATTTTCGCCACGAAGCAACTCCCATAATTGCTGAGCAGAGATTTCCTTCACGTCGCGCCCATAGTGGATAGCAATGGAGCCGTATCCGACAGTTCCCTTTTCGACAGCCTGCACGAGGATCGGTTCAAATCCGACAATGACAGTGGCATCCCCGATCTTTGTCTCCCTGCCGTCGTACAGGCAGAGGTTTAGCTTTCCCATGGCGCTACCCCGCGAATTGCGGCGGGCGCGGCGGTGGAGTGCCGATGCCGAGCACCATTTTCACCGCTTCCAGTTGCTCTTCAAAGCTCTTCGATGGGTCCTGCGCATCGCGAATGCGCTTGAGCGTGACGAATGCGGGCTCCGAGGACGCCGGAATTGAGACAACCGTGGGCTTGTAGAGTACGCGGAATTCCGAAATTCGGAACCACTGAAGCTTTCCGCTTTCCACGCGGAACCCGATGTCAGGTGGCATGCTCGGGTTCCCGTTGCCGGTGATGTAGCCGATTGGTGGCTCTTCGTTCGGTCCTGGGCCGATCTCCATCCGCTGCGCTTCCTCATCCGAATACGCCCTCTCGATGAACAGTGGAACGTCGGCGTATTTGGTTGCGCGATATTCCACGATCAGATCCATCCATGGCCGACTAACGAGTCCGATACCGGGCGTCGCCATGTCTTTGTTGGGCGCGGTAGCAAACTTCCCATCGGCGTTGCGCGCTGGGAAAATGCCCTTGAAGGCCCGCCCTTCGTACCAGAGCTTCAGGCCGGGGCGCGGCTCTTGATCGCGCCCCACATTGCCCTCACGCTTCATGTGCTCCCATGAGCCATAGGCGAAGTCGGCTGCGCGGAGCAAGCCTACGGCAAGCGCGGCGTTCCAATCGGAAACGAGCTTATCGGTCTGTTCCTTGGCGGGGTTGACCGGCTGGTTCCAAACATCCGGGTAATCGTGAAAAATGCTGTCTTCCATTTCTAAATCTCCTTACTTCTCAATGATATTCGCAGCCGGTGCTAAGGGCTCGTCTTTTCGGGCTTCTGGCTTTAGCGCCACCGGCCTCACTGCCGCCGCATCGAGCGCAAATTTCCCGGCAAGCGCTGGCCCAACGATCACCATGAGGGCGCCGGCCTGCCGTGCCCACATCGGCACAAGTTCGGTGATAAACTCCGGCATGACTTCAGTGAGGCCAGAGCCCGCCAGCGCCATGCCGACCGCTGTCATGAGTCCTGCTGCCGTAGTTCTGTCCACTATCGCCTCATGGGCCATAGGTTGATGCTTCCGCCACCGAGTTGCCGCGACACGAACACGAGAATGATGATCAGCAGGATCGCTCCGCAGATCCACAGGACCGGCTGAGGAAGCTCGAATTTCTTGCACACGTAATACAATCCGCATCCCACGATTGCGAAGATTACGACGAGAATAAGTAACTGAATTAGTTGGTCTACCATTTGTTGGCCTTTTCTTTCAAACGATCCCCAACCACCGCAAAGCCACCGCCAACAGAGTTACGGAGATGAGCGTAACGAAGAAGGCAAAGACGCTCCCACGCCACTCACTTCGCGGTTTTGGCGGCAACACCTGGCGCTTCCTTCTGTGGGCAAATACCGATCTTCGCGTCAAGCGTCACCTCGCATCCTTCGAGCCCGAGCGGCTTCAGTACCCGGCTGATCGCGGCCTGATACTCCTGCTCGGCCTTCTGCCGGTCTTGCGCCGCCTGGTTGATGTGCTGCTGAGCCTGCGCCTGAGTCGTCAGCTTCTTGTCCGACTCGATGAGCCTGGCTTGCAGCACCTTGGCGTTCGCAACGGCGATAGCGGCTTCATCCACGGGGCAAAGCTTCTTGGCTGTCGAAATGCACGGCAACTTCTCAAGTTCTGCCACCCTCTTGTTTTCTTCCGCGCTCAGCACGGTTCCGAGAATGATTGCGCCGATGAGCGCGAGTTTGTCGATTTTCATAAGTCCTTTCAGTCGCATGCCCATGCTCCATTGAGCCGCTTGGCGATAGCGCCGGTGCTCGATGCCGCACAGGTTGAACTGCCATGCGTACAGTCGCTGCAGAACCAGATGCTGCCGTTTGGTGTGAATCCTCCGCTGGCGAGCGTGTCCAAGTCGGACTTCGTTCGGCCTCGCTGGAATTCCAGCCCGCCGTAGGCGTTCATTTTGAACACATCTGTGGGAAATGCCGCGTTTTCCGCAGTGGCGAAACGCAGGCTCGATGTTGCGTTCGGACTCGATACAGCATCCGCGTAGCCGTCAATGCGAACAGCGAACAGATCGACAGCGTTCACTCGACCAGCCATGGTGAACGTTCCAAGCCGCATGCCAGCCGTCACGTCGCTGGGGGATGCGATAGTCCCACCAGCCCGGTAGATGTGCAAGCCCGCGCGATCCGTAGTGGCAGCGTTTCCGTATTCGCGCAAAAACACATTGAACCCGCCAGTCTCCTGGCTCTGCCACGTGGTCGTTCCAGTGTCAGCAATTGACAGAACATCCCACCCCTTCAGAAACGAATAGAGCCGCTCGGATCCACCATCCGCATACCATTCCCAGGCTTTCGAGGCTCCAGTGGTTCTGTCGTCGTTGAGGAAGCCGGCAAGCGACCCCTTGGATTCTACTGCCGTTCCGATCTTTGCTCGCAGTACGCCGCCTGTAGCGAAGCCGATATCGTCGGCTCCAACCCGGTACATGCCGGTGTTCACATCGGCAGAGAAGGAATAGGCCGGGGAGGTGACCGCACCATCCCGCGCCTGCATGTACGTATTGAAGAACCGGCCACGGTCGGTAAACCCACGGACATTGAGATTAGTGAACGGCAGGTTAGCAACCATGTCGTCGAGGCTACCTTCGAGTTCGGTCTCGCCAAAATTCGGGAGCCACAGGTTTCGGCCTTCGCTCTGGTTCTCGACCAGCGCGGAGTTGCTGAAACACATGTCACAGCGATTTGCGGCCGGCATATTGACGTAGTTGATAGGCTGAACCCGCCGCCAATCCTTACCACCAGATGTTCCACCGGGTCCGCCGAACTGCCCATGGCGAATCACGTTATTGTCGGAATAGCCCTCTTCGACTGCATAACTGCCGATTCCCATTCCGAACATGATTTTAAGATCGTCAATCTTGTTTGAGCACGTATCGGCTCCACCTTCCGGGTAAACCGCAGCAATGTCGTATCCTGACCAACGCATGCCGCTTGCCCGCTGGTGTGCCGGAGTGCCAATTACAATGTGCTGGATTAGGCTGTTGCAATTGAAGTAGTTCACCGAGGCGTTGGTTGTGTTCGACGTACGCATGTCAATGGCGAGAACGAAGCCGTTCACGCCAACGTTTCGCATACCGCCCGAAGTAACGTGCCGCCACTCGATCCCAACACCGGAGCCCGTTGTGCCGGTGGTAACCAGCGTGCCGGTGATTCCGCCCGAGTTCGCGACCGCTCCATCTACCTGGATGTTTTCGAGGTGGACGTTCGTGATCGGGCCAGCAACCCGAATAACAGGCTTACTTTTGTAGAGCTTAGGGGTGCAACCGGTGGAAAAAAACGTTCCGTTACCGACAGAGCCACGCAATTCGACGTTGTTCGCGTCAATTTTGCGTACCGTCCACGTGCCGTTCGCCGCGTTGTCATTCGAGCAGGAGCCATTTCGGCCAGCCTGGTCAATGGTTGCGAGATCCTGCGTCTCCAGCCCGTGGCTCGTGGCCGTAACAACAATCGGCGTAGCGTTCGTGATGCCGGTGATGGTGACTTCGCTGAGCCCAGTGGTGCTGATGGACTTGAACCGCGTAGCGCCCGTATAAGCCGCGCTTCCGCCGCTCGCATTAGTCAGTTCCCCTTTGCCGCATCCCCGTAAGGTGATCCCGTGCCGAGTCGATGCGGTTCCACCCACTGTCCCATTCCCCAACTCCAGCGCGTCAGAGAGGGCGATATCTCCACATGGAGCCTGCATCACGCCACCAGTTGTTGGCAACGCGTCCCGGCAGGCCTGCATGGCAGCGAGATCATCAGTCGTTCCATCAGCCACGACGCCATAGCCGGAGCAGTGAAAGACTGTGCCGCCCTTGTCGTATGCCTTAAAGCCCTTCAGGGAGTCGGTGCCGATCAGGGCAGTGGCCGTGGGTGTTGTCGTTTGGACGGGATACCCGCCATCGATCTGAGTGCCTGCCGTGTTATTCCATCTAGGGACGAATCCAATTGTCGATGAGCCAGGGCCGGAAACAAACCCGCTACTGGCGACCGCGCATGTGAGCGTGCCGTTCGCCGCCACATCGGTGACGAATTGCCCGCCTGGGCACGCCGCGGGGTCACTGGCGAGCGCTGTGGCGGTTGCCGCTCGGCCAGTAAAGTTTCCGCTGTTGTCGAAGCTTGTTAGGTCGCCGCCTACTTGAGTCTGAAACTTCACTATATCGGTCGCACCTGCTGCACCCCTGCGAAAAAATGCAGTAACTACGTCGGTGGCTGGACCTATCACGAGAGTTTGAAATGATCCAGTGAATCCCGCAATGGACCCATCTGAGGTTCTTTGAACGATCGTGTTGTTTGTTGCCGCTGTGTCGTAGTCAACTCCGACGTTATCGACCGATCCTCCCGTGCTATTCCAGATGACTACATTCCCGCTTGTCGTGGCCCCAGTAACATTAACGTTTCCACCGCCAGCCGGGGCTGAGCACGTCAGATTACCGTTGGCCGCGATCGCGTTGGCGAACTCTCCGCCAGGGCAATCCGTGGGGTTCGCCGCCAGTGCTGTGGCCGTCGCGGCGTTCCCGTCCGTGAATAGAAACGTTTTGTTCGCGCCGTTCACTCCACCTTCCCAAGTATTCGCCGTGGAGTCGTACATGATGGAGCCGCTCGCCGTGGGAGCCGCGCCAGCGGCTGCCGGCACGATCAAAGAGGTAGCCGCCGCAAAACTCTGCGCGCCAGTGCTCCACGTGTTGGCGGCGTCGGTGTATGCCGTAGCCCCGAACTGACGGGCCTTTGACAGCGTGCTCGCCCAGGTGATGGTGTGCTGCGTCCCGGACGAAACGATGGTAACGTTCGTGTCGTTGACAAAGGTTTGAGTGGCGCTGGTCAACGTATTCAGCGAAGTGATCCCGCTGCCGCCGCCGCCAGCGCAGGTTACCCAATCGAGCACGGCGGCGCTGGACCAGCCGATGCAATTACCGGCAGAACCGTCAGCAGCCGGAAGCTGCCAGATGATATTCGCCGCGATGCTGGCAGGGGCCTTGAAGCCAACGTAGTTCGTTGGTGTTGTGGCCTCGTAGAAGCGCAATTGTCCCACCGGGCTCTGCGTCGTTTCAGGCCGGATTGAAATCAGGCTCCGGTTGAACGACTGCCCGTGCAGTGCTGTGGCGATTAGAGAGTAGCCAAGCCAGTATCGAAGCCTACGCAATACCATGCGTCATCTCCTGCGGGATCACCCGCCACTTTGCGGTATGAAAACGTTACCCAGGATAGAGTGTTTGCTGTGCCATCGAGCGCGGTCGTGGGCGCATTCTTGAATGATGCGTGCCATGATGGGACTCTCCCGCCGGTGCCGTCCTGCGCCAGGTAAAACGTCACGTCAAAACACGCCGACGGTGCGGGATTTAGAGGAATCGGGAACGACGCCGCGTTCATCGTGTAATTCATCGCAACCATGACGCCTCCCGCAATCTGCGCGGCGAACTTCCTAAAATCCGCCTCTGTGTCGTAGGCCAAAACCGCGAGCGGGCTTTCCAATCGGCTGACGGCATTATAAGTGGAGAGGAAAAACACCCGTCCCTTGAACATCTGAATTGCCCGCTGTCCGGGGGGCATTTCATACTCTGGCAATCCCGCGTCCTGATCGACACGCAGCCGGTAGTGCGTGAAGTTCTGTAAATCCGGCGCTTCCCATGTGAGCCAGCCGGGGAATGCCCCCTGAAAACTGAGCGGCACCTCCGGCCTCCGGGGATCGATGTTGGCAACTCGTTGCAACATCCTTCCTGTCGGGGTGCCCAGTGCCGATTCCAGCCGCAGTGGGGCGGGGTCAACTCTAACCTCATCGCTAGGCATTCCTGTTTTCTGTGTGCGCTATGGTCAACATCTGAGCCATGATTGCGCCGTAAAAGTTCGAAGCGAACGCGAGATCTCCCTCGAAGTCCGGTATTGAGAAATAGTCCCCGAAGTCGGCACTGTGCGAACGAACGGTGAACCCGAATTTCCACCAGCGATGATGCCGGAGCAGGAGTTTGGCCCGGTAGACATAGTCATACAGCTCCTGCTTGGTTTTCTCGAATGCTAGTTGCGTTCCCGCTCCCGGAGTGACGGCGCCAACGAACCCGGTGAAGAACTCGGCGCTCACTGCCGGGACTAGCAGCGCCGGAGCTACCGCACCGTCTCCTACAATGTCCAAAAACGGAATCTCGAATCGCCTCGATGGATCTCCAAAATCCACCCAGTTGCTGATGTAGTATCCATTGGGCAATTCGGATGTCGTGAATGCCTGTGTGGTCGCCGATGTGAACACATCGTTCTTCGTATAGAGTTTGAACGAGTGGTCCGGTTGCCCGCCGATGCTATAGAGACCTGCTTTGTTGACGTTGTCTCCAGCGCCGATCACGCGGTACACGTTACCATCTCCGTCCGTCATATTGGCGTAGCAAGTGACAAGAGCATACGGCTCTGTTGTAGTTGTCACCCCATTCCCGAAATCGTGGCAAAGGCACCGCTGCAAGCTATCGGAAAAGTAGTAGACCATCACCATATCAACGTTGTTCAGCGGATCATACTGATAGCCGATGCAGGAAACAAAAGTTCCAGGAGGGATTGTTCCGTCGTAGTCCGAGGAGAGAATCTCGACAGACTCGGTTCCCGGCCGCAAGATGGCGATTTGATTGTTCTGTGTCACCCAGCAGGTGCCGTGCCTCGTCTTGCACCACATGCGATTGCTGTTCGGAGTTCGGATGCCATGAGTATCGCTGACTGTTGCCCATTCGTGCGGGCCGTCCGCCTGTTGTCGCAGTAAACGCGTATGTGTCGGGCTGAATACACCACAACTGACTCCGTCAGGCGCCGGGAAAACAGTTACCGGGTACTGGCCACTTGGAACCTGCGATGCGGCATTTGGATCGAAAGACTCCAGTGGGTCCCCGAGAAAATTCTGATTTTTGCTGTCGCCGTCAGCCGCCGACCAGCCGACCGATGCCAGTTCGCGCTCGGTGTAGATGTATTCTACCGTTGTGGTTTCCGCCTGGCTTTTGTTTTTGAAGGGAGAAAGGATATAATAAATCCTCCCATTGACGTAGCACATGGAAGCAACTGCGCGCGGCGGGTAATTTTTGGTCGGCATGCGATGGGTTGCGTCGAGTGTCCAGCCGTTATCGGTACCGGCTTCGATGGAAAGACTAATGCCTGCCGGAATTCCGGCATCGGTAACGGACACCTTGAATGGCCCATCCAGTGTGCTGTTCAGGATGAGGTACGGCACGTCATATCCATCCAAAGTTGCATAAAAGACGTAGTACAATTCAGCGGTCTCGGCGGCGGAATGGGTGACATAGTTGACAAAATTCAAACCACCGGCCAGGATCGTTCCGGTACCAGAAGATGGAGCCAGAGTGCCCAGACTGACACCGTTAGAGTAATGTTGCGTGGCTGAATTGAACAATCCAACGTAGATCTTGAGGGATGTCCCGACTTTGTTGTTTCCCGCGCCGGCGTTGAACACGGCCAATGGGGTGCCTCCCTCGACCACTGGATACAGACCCCAATAGCGCACCTCTCCCGTAAGCGTTGTCGCGCTCGGACGCCACTGGCTCATAGCCGGAAAACTCGCCGTTCCCGAGGCGGCCGCCGCCCTGATTCCCAACCCATTTTTGTATACCACTGAATCGGGTAGCTCGGCGTAGGCGAGAGCGCTGGTGACATCGTCCCATGTGGCTAACAGCGCTTCGACAATCACGCTTTCATCGAGAGTGAATACGCCCGCATTGATCGAGAGCCGAATCAGTTTGACAGCCCCAAAGGAGTCCTCTAACTGGACCAGATTGTAACGGTACCCATACTGTTGCGTGATGGAGATCGGCATCAACTGAATAATCTGCTGCGTGGAGATGGCCTGGACTCGCGCCTTGCGCCCGCCTGCCAGCCGCAGCCAGTTTCCCGGCATGACGGTCAGGTTCTGACAGAGGCTCGCCGATCCAGGTATCCGCTTCAGTGGATGATCGGCAGTATAGAGACCACCGAAGGCGAACTGTGTTGCTGGCTGAAGCTGCTTGCCCATTTACCGGACGTAACTCCGCCGCCCTCCCGTGGACTTATTCGGACTCTCGGCGATCCGGGCGATGTACTCGCCATATTCCTGCGCCGCCGACATGTAGCGGTCATCCTGGATGCCGAACCGCGTCATATAGATCTGTTTCCTGAGGCCCAACACGAGCCCCCACTGAAAGTCAGCGGGGATGTAGGGGTTTAGCTGCACGCTGGACGTATCGTCAGGGAACGGAATCATCCGGTCGTAGACTAGCGCCACGGTATAAGCTGTATCTGCGGGACAGTTGAAGAAAACACGCCGGAAAAGACTGCCGTCGAACTCCAGCATATAGCCGGTTGGCTTCCCCGCCGTGGTATTCGCCTTTGCGGCCATGATCCACGACTCGTCATCGCCAAAATAGGGCAACCCGGTATCGTAATCCGGCGCCAGCGCCACCTTCTTCATGTGGCGGAAATCGTCATTGTCGATATCGACAAATTGAGCCGCGGCCGCAAGGGGCCGGGCAACATGCCTGCGCGTCCATGCGGGATAGCCCGCGTCGTGGAAGAATTCGTAGACTACCTTGTGCCGTAGAACAAACTTCAGGTTGGCTCCTGAAAGCTCAGCTGTGGAGATGCCGTCCAGGTCGGCAAAATTTTCAATCTCTGCCGTTGTCATGCGAGTTTCTTGAATGTCTCGGCAATGTTCACCGAGCGAAGTTTTTGCGTGGTTTTGGGAATGTAGTCCTTGATCCCGAACGGATAATCTCCCATGTGACCCACCGCAATCTCAGGATCTACAAGCACTTTTATGCCAAGCTGGATCAGCCGCGTCGAGAATCCGATATCCTCGCCAAGTTGCCACTGTGCATCATCCACGGGATAATCGAAAATTCTGACAAAGGCATGTTCAGCATACAGGTGCCGCCGCTTTGCTTCGATGCGAGCGGCCTCTACCTCTATTTGAAATGGATTGACTTTCATGCGTCGAAAGGTGCGCTCGTTGTCCATCACCCAATCTTGAGCACTCAGGTAATGCTCGATCAGGCGCTCCACGGTGTCTTTGCGCAACGCCAGAAACGCGGCCCCAACGCCAAACTGGCCGATTGTAGGAGACCGATCTGGGTCCGCCGCATGCATACCTCGAATCTGATCCATGTGTACGAACTGATGAGCGTCCGGATCCCACGCTTTGAGAGCCAACTGAACGGGCTTGGAGCGTGTAGTACAGATACCGACCGCCACTGGCGCCTCATGCCGTAAAATCTTCCAGATGGCGTCCGGCTCGGGCAACATATCGTCGTCGATCATAACGGCATAGTCCGCTACCGGGTTCATCTTGGCAAGCGCTTCATTGCGGGCGGCATGTAGCAGTGATGAGCCGTATGGGACCATTACCGTTTGCATGCCTTTCCGGTTTGCTTCAGATATGGCGGTAGATATGGCGGTAAAGCAATACGGGTTTGCTCCCCGGTACGTGGCTATCTGGATTTCAGCCTTCACCGGGCCGCTTTCCCTGCCTGCTCCCGCTCCGCAATTTTCCTTAGCAGATCGTTTTGAACGGTCAACTCGCGAACCTTCTCTTCAAGAAGGGAGGTTTTATCGTTCGAGAGCTTCAGCTTGTCTTCGACGGACGTACTCAGTTCCAGATACCTGGCGTAGTCAATGATTTCATTCTCACCAGTAGCAACCCATATGTCCATAATGGCCTGCTCTTCAGGATCGTTTGTGATGTATCGTCCGAATTTGCCGAACGGCTGGAAATGGGCTATTCGCTCGCCGAGCCGGTGAACCATTTTGTTTTCGTCCATCACCTGTTTCCCGAGAGTGAGGCGCACCACAGCCGTTCCGGAGGGATGAAAATACTGTTTCGCTTGAATCTGTTCTTGCACTGCCGTCATGTTGTTTTTCCTTGGTTTGTGCGGGCATGAATTACTCCACGCCCGCACCGTTATTCAGATAGGCAACGCTTACGACTGGTAATCGGTGACGTTGTAGAGTTTCGCGTGGCGTCCACCACCGGCAAGCCCGGAAGCTGAAGATGGATTGGACCCGAATTTGATCTTGAAAGCGATCTCGGCGATGATCTGATCTACCTTTTTATCGTCGCCATTCTGCACCACGTCTTCCTGGAGCATGATGTTCCGGGAGCCGCCAGCGCCTTCGAGCCAGAGCATCTCGATCTCATCGAAGTCGAGTGAGAAGGCAACGCCAGCCATTCCCTGGCCAGCCGCCGAGGTGCCCGAGGTAGGTACGTAATCCTGGAGCATCCAGTCGGTGATCATCGCCCACGTGCCGTAGGGAGTCTCAACCTCCTGAATGTCCACACCGAACTTCTTCTCTCCGGGCCGGACCATGAGGAAGTTCGTTCCCCACATGTTGATCGCGGAGCGGATGCGTGGCGCGCAGACAAGCATGGCGCGCTTATTGCGGGCGTAGCGGAAAGACTGTTGGGCGAATCCGTCCAGGAAGATCTTGGGCGTCAGCACGCCGCCTGCGTTGGTAACGTTGCCGGATGCGCCGATGGCGTAATTGATGCCCATGGTCGAACGAATTGGCCGGCCATTGTCTCCTCCAGTGAGATCCTGCGATGGTTGTCCCCAGTAGAGCGCGGCGTTGAGTTGCTCCTTGAACTCGACCATCTTTTGGCGCTGAAGGCGTTTCCGCTCGTTGCCGGCATCGCCGTATTGTTTTGAAGCGATATAGGTGTTGGTCAGATCGAGGACGGCCTTGAAGATTTGCGTGTAGGTTGTTTTGTTGACCTGCGATTGATACTTTGCTGTCGGCAATACGCCACCTTCCTCATTGGCCGAGCCGATGAGGCGAAGTGCGCCATTAGCGCCGATAGTGGCAACGGTAGACCCACCAAAGGCGCGCTTGACTGCAATGACCGTAGCGCCGATTGAAGTGACTCGAATCATTTCCGGCAACGCATTGGAGTCAATGGCCTTGGGCACCATGAACACGTCGCCTTTTGCAAAAACAGTTCCGTCAACGACCGTCAGAGTTGTGTTCGCCACATCGTTAGTGGAAGTTGTAGATCCGTTTTGTCCCCAGCGGGCGATGTAGTCCTGCTCCAGCCATTCAATAACGGGAGTCTCGGTCTTTTGCTTGTGCTTCATCTGAAGCAAAAGCGTCAAGAGTGGTTTTTCGTTGGGCTCCAACTCCATGATCTCGTCGGTAATGTTGCGTACTAGACGATTATCGGTGGTGATGGCAGCGATTGTGCTTCTAACGCCAGTGGTTTGCGCCATGGCCTCTCCTGATTTCGGTTAGCGCCGGGATCAACTGTGGAAAAGGTCCGACATTGGCATCCCGGAGGTGGAATGGGCATCCGCCCACTCATTCGGTTTCTTGCCGGATATAGATCCGGCAGTGCGAGTCTTGCCAGTGTTCATCGACTGGCGTACCCGCTCTGTTTCCGTGGTCCGCTTTTCTTGCGTGCGGCCTTGCTCGATGAGTTCCTTCGCCTTGCCGGGGCTGAGCCCGGTATTTCGAGTTTGTTTATGAAACTTCGCCGCGAACCCGTAGATGTCGAAGTATTTTTGGGCTTGAACATCGGGAGAGTCCCCTGGCTTGATCATGTCCAACCACTCGGGGAAGGCTTTCATGATTCGGTTAAACGCATTATTCGGATACTTGCCAACAGATCCGTCACTGTTGCGGATCTCGATGGTTCCTGTCTCCGGCTTGAAAAGCTCGTCAATCACGGGAGCGAAGGTTGTGCTCTCCGCCAACTTCGTCAGCGCCTTTCGGCTTGCCTGCTGGCTCTCCCGTTCCTGCCGTGTTTGCTGGAACGAGGTTTGCACATCGGTCAGTTCCTTCTGCTTAAAATCGCGCAGCGTTGCCTGAAGCATCGCTTCAAATTGCGGCAGCGCTTCGCGAACCACCATGCGTCGGAAACGTGCCTCCTGGATCTGCTGCACCACAGGATAGTTGCCAGCCTGTAACGCTTCAATTTCCTGCTGGTGGGACTGATCCCAGGTCTCCCACTTGTCGCCGATGTCACCGTAGGTCAGCCGCCCATTGTTGCCGTTATTGCCGTTATTCGGCGGAGCCTGATCGACTTTCAGTGGTAGAGCGGGCAGAGCCACGGGCGCCGGAGGCGCGAAGGAGGCGCGCAGCTTGTCGTACTCGGCCATCCAATCATCCGCCAACGGCGCTGCCGCATCCGCCTTGAGTTTGTCAGCCGCCGCGATATCAGCCAGCATTTGGGCGATGGCCGGATTGGTTGGATCAACGCCGTAGCGTTTTGCCAGTTCTTGAATATGGGCGTCATCCGTTTGCGCAGCGCCGGGTTCTGTAACCTCCAAATCTTCGGTGGTCTCAGGTTGCGTGTCGATTCCGTCATCAACTGGCTGATCGCGCTCGCCCGCGCGCTCATCGGTGGCTATCCCCCTCAGTGCGTCGCCAGGTGCGGCAGCGGGGGTAGGCGGCGCGGTAGAAGGCGTTGCCGCTGCTGTTTGCGGGGCCGTTTGTGTGATTGCTTCCATACTTTCGGCTGGTTATTCCAGCGCTTCCTTTCGTTTGGCTACATATCTCTCGGAGAGTGAGCCGATTCTGGGAACGATTTCGGTCAAGGCCGCTCCGAAGCCGGCCCATTTCGCTGCCTCGTGGAACCGCTCGCTGGATACCGCCGCGATCATCGAATTGAGCGCGTCCTGCTCCATAACCATCAGCACGTTGGCGAGAAACGTCATTAAATCCGAGTCTGCGTAGACGCTATGGGCTCTGGCGAGGTCGGTGTCGGTCAATTCGAGTTGTGCTTGAATCATGCGAGCGTAATCTTGCTAAAATTAAATGGCGGATGCGAGTCCAAATGGCTGTGACACGGCCAGCCACGCGCCGTAAACGAATAGAGCGCTGGCTCTGCTCACAAGGCAACCAGAGACACGGCTGTAAAGCTGCAATCTTGCCACCGTAGCTTAGTGCCGTCGGTGGCTCTCGAGGATTGCAGCCATGGTTTCATTCCCAAACTCTTACCCAAGCGGATTTTGTCCCCTCGATGCGGCGTAAGCGCCATCCTGGAGAATCTGTGCGGGAGGAGGCGGAGCTGGTAGCGCTCCCATGCCGTTCGGTTTCGGCGGTCCCATCGGGCTATTCATGGGCGCTCCACCCATCGGCGGTGGACCGGCGCCTGCTCCAGCCATGGGCGGCTGCCCACCGGGCATTGGTGGAGCCTGTGGCACTCCTAGAATCTCTTCGCCGGTCACTTGAATTCCTACGCTGGCAAAAATCTTGGCCTGCACGGAAGGTGGATACATTTCCGCCCTCACGTTGATGCTGAGCGACGGCTTCGGCTGCTGCGGTGGCGGGGGTGGCTGAGGCTTCGCGGCCCATTCGTTCAACTGATCGCCGAACCCGTGGGATTTGACGAGTTCCTCCCCCACCTTGCGCTGATCGAACACGTCTGGCCGGCTCAGACCTACCTGGGCGAGCTGGATTGCCCGCTGGGACTTCATCTCGTCATCGGCCGCGAGCGTCGAGCCCACCTCCACCATGATTTCGTAGGTATCGGCCTGAAACATCATGGGCTCGACCTGCGCCCACTGCGTTTTGATCGGATCTTCATCGCGGCTGTAATTCCGGTTGTAACGGCCAGGCTCGAACTCCGCCACATCCGTCATCTCGGAGCGGTTCAGCAGAAACATCATCTCGGCGTCCGGTTGAAGCGAGGTGAAGTTAAACATGTCAACCGCGCCCTTGGAAATGATGTCTCCGTTGAATGCCATGATCCGCGCGCCGGTAGCAGTTCTGCCCTGCTGCGGATCCACGTTCGCCGAAAGCGACATGTTGTTCTCGCCGGTTATCATCTGAAACATGCTCATGATGTGACCGAAGTTGTTAAGCCCGCTTGCGGCATGGGCGATCGCGGCCTGCTCCCCCTGGACCCATAGGTCATTCGGGCCGCTCATCTTGACCAGCCGGAATCCCGCGCCGCGCTTGATGATGTCCGGGTTTTCAAAGAATTCACGGGAAGTCGTGCCGATGAGCGGGCGCAGGATGTTGTACATCATCTGCCAGTACACGTTGACGTGCTTGTCGTGAAGCTGCTGGAGCCCGCGGAAGAAGCGCGGCAGAGACTCCCCGGGTCCGCCCAGGAGGTCATCGATGAGAATCAGTTCGGTGAAAGGAATCTTCCCTTCGAGATCGTAGGGAGCGTCGATCTCGCCGAGCCAGATATCATTCTCGGCCAGGAGCCGATACTTTCCTTTTTCTCCGGGAACGTGCTCTTCGAGAATAGTCCATTCGTTGGTGTTCTCGATGTTGTAGGAGCCGCCAAACTTCTGCCCGCTATAGGCCCGCTGGACCCATGCTCGAAAGTTCTGCCCGCTGCTCGCGCGGCTTCCCGTAACGCTCGCTGTACTCCAGTTCGGCTCGCTTCCCTTTGGGCGCTGGCGGAATAATTCCTCCACGCCGGGAGCAAACTCGGGAAAGGTCTTTACCAGCTTTTCCAGCCATGGCTTGTCGCGCCGCCGCTCAACCTGGAAGTACTGCCCGGATTGGATACTGTCGGCATTTGGCTCCGGGTAGCAGTCCCCGACGAAGAGCACTTCGGCCCGTGGTCCCTCGTACTTCTTGTACATGCGGGCAACTTTCAGCAGATTACCTTTACCCTGCTCGGCCATGAGGCGCTGCAATATCTCAAGCTGACTTTGCCCGATAGGACTGGGAGGAAGCTGCTGTTGCATTGCCTGTTGCTGATCTTGTTGGCCAAGTTGCGCGAGGGTGGCGCCTCCCGTCCACTCCTTAATCGTGTCGCCATAGGCAAGATCGATCAGCGGCAGGTTCGCCGGTGCCATCTTTTCGTCAAACGGATCAATGCGTTTCCGGCTGGGGTAATCTTCAACGTCCCAGTACCAGCCGCGGACTGACCAGCCGAACGTTGAGCCCTGGCGGCAATGCTTTTTTTGCCACCGCTGGATACCGCCTTTGTCCCAGTCGTACATCAGCTTGCGGCTGATAAGCTCGGCCAGTTGATCGTCCTTGGAGCGGTACCGGATGTTCGGCGGCTGCGCGGTGATGCGATCCACCGTGCGATTCACGTAGGACGTGGTGAGGGGCGTCCCGATACTGGTGAGCTCGAGGTCGTCCTTGCCTTTGTCGTCCTTCTCGGGATCGCGCTCGCAGCGGTAGGATTTGTAAACCTCCAGCCACTCGCCATAGTAGTTGGATTCCATCCAGCGAATCGAGGCGTCGTTGCGCTCTCGCATCTCGGAGGCGAGTTTTTGTTCAGCTGTCAGTGGCATTGGAAAAAGCGGGACCGCGCGGTTCGGAGGAGGAGGGGCGCGGTCCCCAGGGTGGAAGGAATGAGATTAGGCCCAGGTTCCCTCGCGGCCGGTGAGTACCCACTTGGTATCGCTGATTCCCGTCAGTTCAAGAAATGCAATATCGACATCGCCAGCGGTGGAATTGGCAAAGCTGGCTGCGCCATTGATCGTTGTTCCCGCCGATGCAGCCACTGTCAGTGTTGAGTTGTGCGCTTTGAAGATAAAGATTCGCATCCCCACCTTCGGAACGGGCAGCGTCAGCGTGATAGCCGCGCCGTTGGAAAATGCCTTGCCATATTCAGCAGCCAAGATCGTGTAGGACGCGGCTTTGGAGGTGATTCCGGTCCCGCCGGCGCTGCTGATTGTGTTGAGGCCGAATTTTGCGGCGTTGTCCGCCCGGACAAACGTATCACCGCAGCCCATTGTTGGAACTGATTGCATTGTTCTTTCTCCCTTTGAAAATCAATATCTTGGAATCGGAAGGTTGTTAGCCCGCAAGTGGGCCAGATACGCTTCGACGGCGGGTCCGCCCGCGCGCAACGCCGCCCTGAATTGGCTTTCGGATGCCATCGGCGTACCCGGCTGGCTGAATGATCCGCCGGATCGCGTGATAAATTGCCCCGGACTGCCTGGAAGCGCTACGTATCCCTCACCTGCCGGAGAGAATGGGCGTCCGTACGCATGCTGAAAATTCCCCGCGAAGTCGTTGGGATTGCCGGTATGTGTCTGCCCGGGGAACTGGTTCGGATCGTTCGCTCCCATCGCGGCGTACCGTGGGTCATATGGCGCTACAGCGGTGTTCGCTCCACCTGTAGGTCCAAAATCCTGGGCGTTCACCTGGGGTGCGTTCACGGATGGAGCGGTCGCGTAGGTTTGCGAATAGTAGTTCGGTGGAACGGGAGTGGGCTGCGGCCAATTCGGAGATTGGCCGGCGGAGTCAGGAATCCCAGGCGATGCCGCGGCCTGGCTGTTGTCCGCATTGAATTGTGGTGGCCCCCCGGGTAATCCAAGGCTCTGAAATGGCTGATTAGTGCCGCTAAATTCAAAGCTCCCCGGTTGAGCCGATGGAGTATCCTGCTGGCTACCAGCGGTTCGCGGGCGAGGAGCGTTGGGGTTATTGCTGGAGATGCGTTGCGGCGCTTGCCATGGGCGGCCTGATCGCAGCGTCCCGTAGCCGTAAACTTCACTGGGCATTCTAGGCTGCACGTTGGTACTCCTCTGTGGCATGGCGTTCGTAGTAGACGAGGTTCGGACTAGTGGCGAGATAGCGGAGAAGGTCAAGCATGTGGCAGCGCGCCTCGACGCCTTCCTGTTTGAGTTCGCGCTCTTCGTTCATCCGCTTGGTGATTTTGTAGCGGTAGCTGAAAAATTCCAGGATCGTTTCAATACAGCGGTCGGAGATGTGCAGCCGCGTCCAGTTGCCCTTGAGATCGTGCTTGCGGGGGCGAAGCAGTTCCCTGACGGCGTCCTCACCCGCGCGGTGGCTTTTGTATGGGTCGCTGCATTCGATGCCATAGCGGTTGTAGCGCTCGGCGTAAGACTCCTCCACCTGGTTCTCGCCGGAGGCGCGGAACGCTTTGCCTGCCTGGTCCATGAACCGCTCCATGATTTTCTCGCCGTCCGGCTTGCGACGGTAGATCCCGTAGCCGTCTGAAGTTGTGTCGCCATGCCACTCGATCTGATTGCCTTCCATGTGGGCGATCATCTCGACGTACTGGCCGACAAAGAATTCATTTTCTTCATCCCGGTCGGTCAATTGCTTGCGCTTGCCGTAGATCTTCGATTCCCAATTCTCCCGGTAGATGTACAAATCATTCCACGCATCTACGCCTATCCACATAAAGGCATGTGGAGTGCGGGGGTGCGGATCGATTGCCATGTAGCGGCACATACGCTTGGGGATCCGGTCGTGGCCGATGACGTGAACTTTGGGATCGAACGTTGGATAGACGCGCTGGCCGCTGAGTGCGTCGTAGTCAATCTCCATCTCGCGGCGAAAGAGAGCTTGGTTCGTATAACGTTTGCGTTCCAGTTCCAGCCGCTCTTCCGTCATCGTGGGATCGGCGGTGTAGTGCAGCCACACGACAGCGGCGCCGGTTTCGGGCGCGCGGCGGAGCATAACGCCGGGGCACGGGGTGGCAACGTCAAAATTGACGGGATCAAGGTAGCTGACAAGGCTCATTGAATCGCCAGCCTCATCTCTTGAAGCTCTTGGGACATGACAGCCGGGAATCCGCGCTCCCTGCGAAACGCCAGCAGGGCCTCACCGTATTCATAGCGCTCCGGCGCGTTCTGCCGCTGGTACACTTCATCCACTTCGGCGGCGCTGCCGGGGGTCGTCGGATGCTCGTGGCGGAACATGATGTGTGGTGCGTTTACCACCACGCCGTCGGCTTCCGCGTGCTCAGTGAATTCGGCGTCGGAGTACATGCTCACATAGGAAGGGTGGAAGAGGTAGCCGATCTGCTCGTACCGGACGCGGTTCAGGATCTGGATGGTCAACAGGCCGCTGTGATCGGCGCTGCCGCCTGTCGAGACGCGCACCACGCAAGGCTTGTCGCCCCAGAGTTCCGGAATCTTGCGCAACGCCCAGTCCCACTCGTGGCAGGGGTAGATATCGTCGCTGATGACTACCAGCACGTGGCCAACGGCGCCCAGGGCAGCAACGTTGGTGGCATCGACCGAACATTTTGCCCAGTAATTCCACACAATTCGCGAGATCCCGTATTCGCTACGGTTTGGCACACATGTGCCATAGTCGAGAGCAACCACATGCTCGATGCTCAGCGTCCCCGACGCCGCTTCCAGCCATTTGTCACGCGTCTTTGGCCACACCTCGGGCCGAGCCGACGGGTGGCAGAGCGAAAAGTCCGGGCGGGCAAGCTTCATGTGTGATTAAGCAATCCTGCGCCCCAAAGTTTTGTGCAGGCCGGACAGAGCGCTGTCACAGGGAACAGGCATTGGTAGTCCTGCATGTTGATCAGCTTCCCGGTTACTATTCCGTCAGGGGTAACGCTTAGGGCGCTCGTGCGCATATGCTCTTTAACGTCCGGTTCAGCGAACTTCTCGACCTGCGTCATCCAGACGCCGAACGGTGTAGTGATCTGGAGGTCATTCTCAACAAGATCAATCTGGAAAGGGGTTTCAGAACTACGCCGCCACTCAAAAAGAGCGGTTATCAGCGGAGGACTGCATTTCAGAATCTGTCGCGGCACCTCATCGAAGGAAACTATCTGGGCAAACCAGCCCATCATCTTTGGTGTCAAGATGCCGCCTGCATTCATAATCATCGGGTTGGCGATTTGCTCTGCCGTCATCTCTTATTTGTTTCCTTCAAGATAGGCTCGATTGGCGCAAGTTTTCCCCGGGGTGAACGGCTTCATGGTGTTATTGCGCGATCGCGCACAATCAAACATTCTTCGATGGAGGAGCGCTCATCCACGGGTATCGAGGCTGCCGACACTAAATCCTCACAGCCGGATTGATCTTCGGCGACATATCGGCGTTCGAAACCAACAGCGCGCTTAACAGCCTTGCCGCTTGGACAGTACAGTGTTGGATTCACGCCGCTCTCTCCTTTGCCACAGGCCAATCACACGGCAGCGCGCTTTCCGTCGCCGTACGAAACCAGCCGGGGTACGCCGAACTCAGCGCCACGAGGTGCAGCGGCTTGGCGGCCAGCATAGTGTTGAAAATCTCCTCGCCGGCATCCATAAACGCCGCTTCGTCCATCACGAACGCCGTGGGGTGGAGCGACCGCGATTTATTCGGCTCGCCGGACAGGCCGACGCACCGGGACCCGTTCTCCATCTCGAAGTTGTCGTAAGCCTGCTCGAATGGAGGGACGCCGCGGCGGGTAGGCCAGCGGGCCTTCAACGCCGGGAGCGACTGATCGTACAGAGTTTTCACGTACTTGACATCGGTAAGCGCTTTATCCCGGTCCTGCGATTGAAAGACGAGCAATGTGGCGGGCCGGGTGAACATCATGTGAGCGAATATTGCCGAGACCAGCCAGGAGGCCATCATGGTACGGGACTTCTCTATAAAGAGGATGGGCTCAGCCATGATCAGGTCCATGATCGGCTGGAAATAGGGACGGTTCGGGAACGGCTTGTACGGGCTTACTCCCGGTGTTTTTTCCTGCTCGTCTACCGTTTTTGTGCAATTCATCAGCCAGAACAGCGGATCTTTGACCGCTCTCCGCGCATCCTTCTCCTCCAGCAACATCAATAACTCGGCGTCCTGCTGGGATTTGAAGGCCGCGTTGCTGGGCGTGCTCGATGATCTTGCGGTCGATCTCATCTTCGGAGAGTGTCGTGATTTGCACGCGGTGGTCGATATTCACTTCCACCTGGTCCGGCGCCGCCATGCCGTGCCATTCTGATGCCAGCTTTGCGAATTGCGCAATGGCCTTCCAGTCGTATTTTTTGTGAACGACCGGATTTCCGGCCTTGTCGAACAGATGGCCTTTTTTGCCCTTCAGGACTTCTTCGTCCTGTGCATCCAGCCCTTCGTTGACGCGCTGGATCACGCGAGCCATAGTCAGCCCAAGCATGTTGGCTTGCTTCTGAGCCTGCGTCTCGTACGCATCCCGTAGTGCTTGTTTGAAGTTGGTGGCTTCGGTTGCTACCCACTCGCAAACATGCTTGGGACTGAGTTCGTATTTCTTGCAAGTCTTGTTTACCCATCGATCCCACGCCGCCCCCTGGCCTGGCCGGTCGTCGTAGTGATCTTGAAGAACAAGCGCTCGAACACGTTCCGTGGCGTCCTGAGACATCACCCGAACCAGGGGTTACCTTTGACATTTTCCTTGGGGCGATAGTTGGCTTCGAGTGTCCAGCAGCCCTTGTCGGAATCCAGCCCAACTATCTTTTCACCTTCAGGCCCGACATAGTACCCACACCACTTGCACATCCATCGGCGCACCTTGCGCTTATCGTCGCCGTCCAGCCAGCCACCATGGGGCTTCCAAGTGCCGACGGCAGCACACTTGGGACACCGCAGCCGGTCCCGCATACCGATCAACCGGATGAAGTCGAAGAAGCAATGCTTTAGTGTCAACGAGAACGTCATGCTTTATCCGAACATCCGCTCATCGGAGGGACCGGCCGCCATGCGCTCGGGATTCATCGCCTTCGGCGCATCCTCGCGGTCGAAGTCATCACAGACGTCGGAAATCGTGACAGGGTAGCCGCCGTGGAGACCGCACTTGCGCGCGGCGTAGTGCTCGCAGGAGCCGCAACTCTCGGTGGAGCTTCGCGCAGAGCGCAGGTTTGGAGGCTTGTCGCCCTCAGGCGCTGCTGTCTTCTCTTCCGCCAGTTCGGCGTCTTCCATGCGTCGGCGCAGAGTCTTGTGATTGGGACCGGCGATGTAGCCGCCGTTCTTCTTGCTGCGCTCGTAGACGGTGGTGACTTGCTGTCTCATTGTTCGACTCCGCCCAAAGCTTCGTTTCCGATGTAACGCAAGGCAGCTCCCACAGACAGGTGCGGCCAAGCGTTATCCCCAATGCGCCGCAGCTTGACGTAATCTCCGTAAGTTTCCACCGCACGGAGCAGATCGGGAGGCCGCATGTCCATGATGGGACGCGGGACTATAAACACGTCGCCTATTTTCATGAGCGATGGATCGCTGAGTGCGTAAGTGTCTCCCGACATAACGCTTTTTACTTCTGCCCAGCGAGAAATGTAATCCTCTTCGTGCCACTCAATCAGGGGCGATTTCTCGCTTCGCTTTGGACCTGCCGGCAAAATCTGCGCGGCAGAGAGAACCTTTGCCTTAACGGCAATTCCAGCTCCGCAAAGCGCGGCAAACCAAGATCGGCGCGATAATTTCATGCAACCTCCTGTTTCACGGCACAGCGCCGAAGGACGGTGAGGCCGTTGTTATTTTCGTAGTGGTGCTCAAGCTCCCAGCCGTTGCCAATCAGCTCCTCGATGGGCTTCCAGATGCCCTCGCCGCCGTCGTCCCCCACCTTGCCATTGGTCACAGTGTCGTGGAAAATAACATGGCCGGTACAGCGGTGCAGATGCGCGGCAAGCTCGGCGCGGACGTGTTTCTCGTTGTGGAGCGTATCGACAAATAGAATGTCAAACCCCATTGAGCCAGGCGCGGAATAACAAGAATCCTGCCTGGAAGCTATCCAGTGATCGCTTTCGATCTTTTTCAGTCCCTCGTTCAGATGGCTCCAATCGATGTCCACCGATATCAGCAGTGCAGGCTTAGCGGCCAGAAACGCTGAAGTGCTCTTTCCCTCGCGAACGCCAAGTTCCAAGATCCGGCAGTTTTTGTAAGACTCCGCGATCCGTCGCAACGTCGGCAGGTGCTCGTGGATATCGCAATAGCCAGGCGGATTGCAGAACTGCTCATAGATCTGCTCGATAGTCATGGATGCTACGGCTGTCAATTGGACCCCTCCGCGCCACCGAAGACTGTGGCCATGCAGATTGCCTTCAGAATCGCGAATCACCGGCATACCCGAAGCCATAAGATGAACCGCTAAAGATTCTGAAATCACTCCGACCCCTCTATCCCGCCAAGCGCGTAGCACACATGTCCCGATGGCAGCATTTGCTCCTTGCACTGCCCGTAGTCCTGCGGCAGCAGTGGCACCGAGTGCGCCGAGAGCCCCCGCAGGTACGCGCGCCGGATGCGTTTCGCCCGCCGCGTCTCCACCAAATCGAAGTGTTGCGCATTCGCGCGCACCACCTCGTGATCGGCGAATCCGTAAAGCTTTGGCTCAGAGTTTGAGTCGGCCGTTTTAGGCCAGTAGATGGGAACTTGTTGATTTTCCAAGGAGGGATGCGGGGATAAGGTAAGTCGCCCCGGCGACTGCGGGATGTTCAACTCTGTTGTACTTCAAGGGAAGGAAGTAAGTCAACAGCAAAATTTTGCTGAACACTGTTCACAAACTAAACATGATAAGCTGTACTTATGGTGGAAGCACTTCAGGAACGTTTCAATAAAGACGTCGCCGCGAAGCTCGACGCGCGGCGTCTCACCCGCCAGCTGCCCTGCCGGTCGCTCCAGTGCCCCGTGTGCGGCTGCTATTACGTGCCGGATGCGGATTCAGCTTCGGGTATCTGCGGTTTCTGCGCGGTTTCGCTGGTGGCTTGATCTTCGGCTGCTGCCAGAGCTTCTAAAATCTTCATGTCGGCTTCGCTGTAGATCTCGACGTAGAACCCGTGGCGTAAATAGCGGCGAAAAATTGGTTGAATCATTCCGCATCCTGTGAACCTCTTCCAGAACATCCATGCATACGCGGCGAGCCCAGGCACTAATGCCAAGACCGGCGTCCACTAGGGAACTTGCAATTCAAAGAAACTCCGCATCACTTAAACCTCTCTTTATGCTCCCTAATTGTTCGACACGTCGCATCCAGCGCCCGCACTTCCTCCGGGCTCATCAGCTTCAGCCGCGGGAAATGCGAATACGGCATCTCTGCCGGGATCGGCACGCAGAGCACTTGCCCGCCAGGATTCACTCCATGGCGATGCGCCTCAACCACGGCTTCCTCAAGACTCCCTCAAGACTCCCTCAAGACTCCCAACGTTCGGAACGATGCAAACGCCGCGGCATTTATCCGTTGTCTCATCAGCGAAAGAAAGCCACCAGTCTTGCTTCACTTGAACCTCTTGTCGAACTCCGCCAGCGCCGCGTCCGCAAACTCGGCGCACCTGGAATTACAAATATGGACAGTATCGCCGGGTACTCGCTCCCAATCCACGCCTACGAACACCTCCCGCCAGAACGCGCGCCGCTCATGCTCCATCATTGACGCATGCCCCGTTGCTTCACAAGCTGGCAGCCCCGAGAGCCCCTCCATAGCCGCACCAGCAAGCCCCGTCGCCGTTCGCCCTGTTGCATCCGCGAGAGGCCCTGCGTACCGCACTCGCTTTCCGCAGGCTTCGCAGGTGTCGGTTTCCCCAGCCTGCGTCTCTGGGCAGCGGCACCACTCAATCCCGGTCGCCGTACGCGGCTGGAAACTAGGAACGCGCCGAAACGCTTCCGCCAAATTCATCCGATCTTCAGTATTACCGTACAACACGCCGCTCGCTGTCCCCGGCAATTTCTCCATCTCTACCACCGCTTCCCTAAAGTTCAAATCACCTTCCCTGTACGCGTTTAGTATCCCGCCAGGTGTGTGCTGAAAACCAATCTTCAGCCCTGCCGGCTTGTTCCTCAGCAACTCTAATCCCTCGGCCACCTGAGCGATTACGTCGCCCCAGTCTACTTCCGCAGTCCCGCGCGGCTTGCTAAGCTCTACAACCCCACAGCAATTAAAGCAAATTCTCGATCCATCATTGGATGGTGGACTGGGATTCCGATAACCGCATTCACACCACTTCCCCGTCGAGAGCGGATGCCCTATCTTTACCTGAACCTTTTCTTCGGCAACCTCTGTAGCGGCCTCCGCCAGTGCCTGATCCGCATTCCTTAAATAACTCACAGTTCCCTCCTTTTTTACTTCATCAAGAGCGAGCCGTCAGCGAGCGTCCCCGCGCTTTGCGAAGCCTCCAACAGGCCAGCAAAACACAACATACCACCCTCCTACCTCCAACCGCAGTCCATTGACACAGTGCCTCGACAACTTCAACGCATCCCCCACTCCAGAGCTGCTCCACGCCCAGTGGAACCCCATCACATCCAAACTTCGCCAAGTCCTCTGATCCGGCAACGCTACTCGCCTGTATTGCATGCTCCCAGTCTAATCCCGATCACACCAATACCAAAACCCTGCATCATTCGCCTTCACATTTGCATATTACGCAACCGCTTCGACACGTTTGAATTTTACAATCGCTACACTTGGAGGGTACCTAAATTCGCAGGTACCCCCCTCCCTCGGCGCGGGGGTGGGGTAGCGAAGGCCGGCATACCCGGGGGCTGACTCGCGAGAAGGCACATTATCACGAGCATGAATTGCTCACATACACTAGCTACCAGTGGTAGCAGGTGTACTCTGTAAGTGCAACAAAACACACCACATGCGCGTAAGCTGAACTAACTACAAAAATGGTAATAGGCAATTTTAAGCTGCTTTTGCTGTGTTCTGCTGTGAAGGCTTGAAACCGCAACGTTCAGGTATAACAGGGGTGCCGGTGTAGATGGGCATCAGTTCTGAGAGGCGAACACGAATACAGCCAGTACGACCGTAGGCTTGGATAACACCTAGTTTTATCCAACGATAGATGGTCTCACGGCGGATCGAGCAAAAACGGCAAGCTTCCTTGACAGACATGAAGCGGTCGACAACGGGATTGGGCTTAGCGGCAGGCTTAGCCATTTCAGCCCAATTGTACAGCGAATCTGTCAACGTGTGCAAATTTGAGGCTACTGGAGCGATTGCGAACGTGCGGGATAGCGGAGCAAGGCGCGATGCGGTTTGAAGCGCTGGCGGCCATGCGGTTGGGCGGCAGCGGGCAAATGTGGGAGTTTGTGGGAGCGGGTGTGTGGAAGTTTAAGCAGGGAAGCTTGGGCTGGTTCGGAGGAATGTAAGCGGGCAAGCTTCCCTGTGGTATGGCCCAAGGTGGCCTACAGTATAACGGCAAAACGTGAATGTGGGAAAATGTTTTATTGTGGAGCTGATCCGGAGAGACGGAACGCGATTGCAGATCTGCCGTGAGCATCGGGAGACGTACCAGGGGAAGGTGTGTCCGAAGTGTAAAGCCGTGAAGGAGCAGGCACGGTTAGATCACATCAAGACCATGAAGCGGCACGGGTACGTTAAGGTGGGCCGTAAATGGGAACTTGGGCCGCCGAGGGCGAACAATCCGCATACGTGGAGAGAGAAGGAGTGGGCAGAGGCGCGGGAGAATGCTCACAGGTATGGGATTTTCGCGCCTGGGGTGATTCGTGAAGCGTAAAACTCTCAATACTCTCTTCGTGGAACATGTCTGTGTTCCACTTAGTGGAAACACTTGGCGTTCCACTTGGTATGGGATGCTGCCAGCTTGCGTGCTCATGGACGGCCGGCTGAAGTGGATCGACAGGACCGTTTTCGGGATGATTGCGCTAGGCGTGCCGAAGAATAAGCACAAGTACGATCCTGTGATGGTTGGGGCTCGATGGATAGGTAAAGCCCTTGGAATTTCTCACACTACGGTGAATCGGTCGATACGGCGCCTGATTAAGTTCGGGCATTTGACTAGGACCGGAGTGAGGGGACAGAGGACGACGTACGAGTTCACGTCTTGGGTGTTTCGGGAAGTGGATCGCCGGGGAGATGGGGAAATTCGCGTAACTGGAGCATCAGGTGTTCCACTTAACGTGGGTATAGTTCCTGACAGCGTCGCTCCTGTGAAGCGAGTCCCAAAGAAGCGGGCGTGTACTGGCTGAGAGCACGTGGCAGCGGTTCAACGAGGCGGAGCGATGGGCGGCGTTAGCACTCAGCCCTTAATCGGGCCTGTACTAACCGCTCCTTCGGCTCAGTCGCCACTGACTTCATAGAAGTACGCGACCTTTGGATTATTGTCTTTGATTCCAACTGCTTCCAGCCTTGCTGAATACTCAGACCTGCTGAGTGGCCTGATGATTGTCAGAACTATTGACGAATTGCAATCTTTTAGGATGAGAATGGACGAGACAGGGAGGAAGTGGTCCAGTGCGATCGCGGGATTCAAGCCAGCTGCTGCATAAGCTTGTCCCAATTCTTCAAGCGACGTGTAAGCGTCAATCCAGTTCAGCCATTCAGTAATCGGTGGCAATGCTGTCATGTCACTTCGGCTCCTTCAACCTTAAACTTGCCACAGTAGCACTCGGTCGCGTCCTTGCCGATCCAGTAGTGCTGTGGAGGATCGCATTGGGGATTGGTGACGGCTGGAGGCGTGTGTGATACGGTCGGCGTCATACCATGCCACTCTGGTTCCTTCGGCTTGTCCAACATCTCGCGGAGCATGAGGGCGATGGCGAGGTTGGACTTAGCGATAGAGCGAAGCTGGTGCCAGTTCTGAAAGAATCCCCAAACATCGTTGAGTCTCTCTGTAGACCCTGCGATCAGCTCATCCACTTGGCGACGCTGTTCGTCTGTCATGGCTTTTTAATGGTCTCCCACATTTCGCGGGCTATCTGGTGAGCATCCAGGTACGCAAGGGTGATGTTGCGCCTTGCTAGGATTATAATCAACAGATTAGCGATATCGTCCTGCTTTTGGTTAGTGTTCATAAGCTCTCCATCCTGCACGCGCGCTTGTGAACGATCATCTCGCGCTGCCCGTACAGTCCTCCACAGTAAGGGCATATCACCATACTGTGGCCTCACGACCAAAGAGATTAAGCGCGGCTATGTCTGCTCCTAATTCAGTAGACCAGCGATAATATTCACCAATGAACTCATGGCTAGTCCTAAGTTTCGCATGGAGTTCATGCTCGAATAGCCGATCCCTGTTCAGGTACCCGAATATTTCCGTACCGCCCTGTAGTTCCTCCCATGGAGGCATTTTGGTAGTTCGGTAAGGATAAGCCTTTCTTGACGCAGCCAACACGCCGATACGCTTCTTGGGACAAACACTACAGCCGATCTTGACCCAATGTCCAAACCGCACAGCGTATATCACTTGTCCTCCTTCGGCCGGCCGCTGCCCGCGCGGGCTCCGCCAACCACAAGCGGCTCGAGTCCGACCGCTTTGCGCAAGTAGCCAGGTGCGCTCAGTTTTTCCGCATTCGCAAGCGCAAGAATCGCTTTTTTCTCACTTTTTGAGACTAGCACTCGAATTACTTCTCGTTTAGTTTCAACCATTTGAAGCCATTTTACCACACAATTCACAAATCGCGCAAGATTTTTGTTGACATGAGAATCAAACGTGCTATGCTGGTTTTGCGGACGGAAACGGAAAAGCAAACCGGACGCAGCCTGGCGAGGAAAAACGCAGAGCGGCGCGAGCCGACAACAATCCACGGCTGGTCGAGTAGCCGTTGCTCTTTCACAATCGAGTGGCTTCCGGGAATGCAGGCCGGGACGGCCCTGAGACGTCGGCTGGAAACCGGAGGGGAGAGAGTGAAATGGGGTACTTTGGGATACTTTTTACCCCAAAGTATCCCAAAACCGAGTACCCCAAAATTGACAAACGCATGGGCGCTGAGTGACACGGCGTTCATGCTTCCCCGAATCGAAGGCGCTTCGGAGGGACGCTCCCGCATTTACCCCGAATCGAAGGGGACTGATCGATAGAAAGGAAAATATGACAGACGAACAACACGAAACGCTGGAGACTTTGAAATACACCGGATCGACGACGGTTCGCGTGTATGGAGACGGAAGCTGGCTCAGTCCGGCGGATGCCACGCGGACACAGAGCGACGATGGGTCTGTCGTCGCGGTCTGGACTGGACGAAAATACAAGGTCCGGGCGTGGACCTTGCGGAATTTCTATCGTCGGGAGGTCAAGTAAATGAAATCCGGACAGGATAAAATGCTCCACTTGAACGAAACCGGGTTGTTCCAGGTCGCGATGCGAAAGGCCCGGTACGGCCATCGAGATTGGATAGTTTGGCGTGACAGGTCCGGCGTCCAGTACGCAGATGTCAAATCCTTGGAATCTGTAAAACGTTGCTTGTTGGACGTTGGCACCAAAGGCAACTGGTCGCTGGTGTGTTCGGGTGGTACCCCAATGAAGGGGTTCTGGTGGCTCGGAATCAACCTGCTTGCGCAAATGAAGCGAGGAATGTATTAAATGAGCACTTCCAAGCGCAAGCCACACGCGGATTTCGCCGGATACGTTGCCGAACTCCGCAACCCCTATAGCGGCGGTCACACTATAATCTTGGACTGCAAGCGCGCGGCGGACGAAGGAACGCCACTGGTGGAGGACTATAAGCTGGAAGGTGGCCGGTATCAGACGCTTTGCAACGAGCATGCTTTCATCAATCACTCCACCAATATGCAAACAGCACGCGAGTGTATGAAAGATCCCACAACGTTCTGTTCGGAGTGCCGCATCCTTGCTGGCGAAGCAACCCGCGAGAGCGAAGAGTGAAATACTGACCGACACCGATTAGCGCGGGTAGGCCCGCGCTCCCCAATACGAAGGGGACTGATCGATAGAAAGGATTTTTATGAATCAAATAGCAGAGGCAATCAAGCTCACCAACGACCCGCAGAACGACCCCATCTATCAAGGTGCTCGGGACTGGAATGTGGAAATACTCTACGAAGAGCTGCCGTCCTTGCGCTTCATGTTGCGCGGCGGGTACATCCCGGAAGCGCCATCCTTTGATCTCATCGCGCAATTGCGCAGACAGGTGGAACAATACGGCGTGCCGGTGCACCCGGATTGCTCAGTGCGAGTTGGGGTTGGCGGGTATTTTAGGCTGGATAATGGAAGCGAAATACTTATCGACACCGATTAAAAGCCCGATAGCGCTCCCCGAATCGAAGGGGACTGATCGCAAAAGGAGAAACACTACTATGGCACTGAAAGAAATCGGACAGGCACAATACGTGGCCGGCCCATCAAAAACATTCCGCTCGGAGGGATCTGGCTACTGGAAATGGTCGAGTGGCGAACTAGTGCCAACGACCAACGGTGGAGGTCACATCGAACAAATACCCGGCGCTAAGGCGCTGGTCTTTGTCAATCGCGACAATGGCAAAGTGTACGTGCAGGAGGATTGAGCCGCTACTGCGGCAGGAGAAATCGGCTATGCCGGGCAAAAGCGCTACTTCCGCCATTCACACACGCCGACAGGGATCGCTCAGATCCGACTCAGCGCCGCGCTACGGCGTGTTCGACCGCGATCCCCGCCCGGTGTTCGCCTACGCGTTGCACTGTGCGTTTCGCCGCTACCAGTGGCTCTACGACGTGGCGGGATGGAAGGATTTTAAGCAGCAGGTGTCGATGGCCTGCTGCGGGCAGAGCACCGAGACACGCGGCGACAGGTATCGCCTTTCTCGCGCCGTGGATCGCGCCTGCTACGCGATGGCGCGGGATTGGGGATTCTGCCGCCCCTCAGCAGGTTTGAGGAGAGGTAGAACGGGTCACTGGAAACTGGTGGCCGATGAGTTGGTGGACCGATATTTTCAAGGAGAAGAAAAATGCAACACTTTATCGGCCGATGGGCCGTCGATCATGGCATGCTGATCGAAGCGGCACCGGGCTCGGGCAGGTTTTATGTGTTCGACGGTTCTGAAGCCAACACGGGCCAGAACCACGAAGGCCCGATGTTTAAGTTCGCTGCGCAGGCGTGGCGCGAGAAGAACTTTCAGCCGCATCCTCACGCCGGAGATCCGGTTTTCGTGAAGATCTCGTGGCGAGCCGTCGAGAAACGCGGATGGGCAGCGCACCGCCCAAAGATCGCGCCGGAGATCCGTGTGTCGCCTCTCAAAAGTGCGTATCTCACGGGCGATCTGGAGCGTCCTCTGGACGACATCATACTCACGACCGAACAGCCCGCGCACAATGCGTGCATGCGACTCGGCGAATCGCTCTGGTTGGCGCTCGTGATCGATGAACCAGTCGAGAAGTATGAGCCGCTGGATGCAAACGATATCAATCGCCTGCTGTCGCCAGAGGCGATCTGGAATCCAGCGGTAGGCGAAGCATGACAGCCCTCGCGCCTCTCCCCTCGATCGAAACGCGGCTGATCGCGCTCGTCTGTGATGCTGTATCAAGCCCAGCCAGCAAGCGCGCGTACAAAGCGTGCCTAGGCACGTTCCTCGGCTTCTGCAAGGCTCAGGGGCACGCGCTCAACCGGGAGGCTGTCCAGGCCTACCGGAGCCATCTCGAAGCGTTGGGGAAGCGCGGAGCCACGATAAACCAGCATCTGGCGGCCATAAAGGCGTTTGCAAAAGAGGCGAAGTTTGCCGGAGCCATCACCGCTGAGGAGTTTGAGGGGATTCGCGAGGTGAAATCCATCCCGATCCGCGGCCAACATTGCGGCGTCTGGCTGGACAAAGACCAAATGCTCGAGCTGCTCGCGGCGCCGGATCAAGCCACGCTAATCGGCCGGCGCGATTTCGTTCTGTTAAGCATCCTGCTGGGTGCCGGGTTGCGCCGAACGGAAGCCGTGGGGCTCGCCTGCGATCAGATTCAGACGAGAGACGGCGTGCTCTGCATCGTCAACTGCCTCGGGAAAGGCAAGAGACTGCGTTCCGTGCCCCTCCCCCGGTTCTGCTGGCAGGCTGTGCGCCAGTGGATAGTGGAGATAGGCGGCAGTGGCCCGCTCCTACGCTCGATTAACCGCTTCGGCGAGATCAACGGAAGCCTCGACGATGACAGCGTGCGGTATATCGTCGTGGGGTACGCTAAACGCTTGGGGTTCGAAGGGCTTGCGCCGCACAGTTGCCGGAGAAGTTACGCCCATGCCTGCCTCAAAGGTGGGGCTGATCTTAACGAAATCCGCCTCGCGCTCGGCCACTCTTCACTGAGCACGACCACCAGATACATGGGCGATGGGCTCAATCTGAAGGATTCGATTGCGGAGAAACTGGGGTTGTAGCGGAGGCAGATCATGAACGTCTTGCTTTCTCGAATACTATGCCTATGCCGAATCCGCCGAGAAATGCGATTATGACCACGAAGACATCGTAATTCATAGCTTCGGCTCCGTTTCTGCCAGGGCTCTCTTTGCGCCGAGGATCGTGTCCAGTAGGCTTAAGGTGCCGTTCTTATCCAAACCATCAATGATCGCCTTTAGCGCCTTCCTACAAGGATCTTCAGCGATGATCGTACTCAGCGCGTACACCGTCTGCTCCAGCCTCCTGATGCGCTCCGCTACGTCGCGGGCTTCCAGTTCGCTCATGGGCTCACTATCCTCCATTCGTCTGCGCAATCCCGCTGCAATCTCCTCCGGTTTGGGCCTCGCGACAACTCCGCTTTGCACGTCCCCTCCATCCCTAGCGGCCCAACAGATTCCCACTGTACGCCGCGGTAGATGATGTAGCGCGGCCAGCCGTGGGCGTCCACCGCAACATACAGGTCACCGTGCTTTTTCCAGTGCAGTTTAAGTTTCATCGCGTGCCCGCCTTCCCGCCAGTCGTGCCGATGCAGCCCATGGGCTCTAGCTGGAGTCTCTGTTTCGCCGCATTGTGATATTTCTCCAGCGCTATAGCTTCCTCGGCTCGCATCTCTGCCGTACGCCTCTCGATCACGCCCTCGGCAAGCCGCTCCACTTGGCTGAACTTGTCCCGAACGTACGCGGAATCCTCAGCGGTCCACATGCGCCCTTCAGCTGAGGCGAGATATTCGTAAAGTGTCGTCAAGTCGATCATCGCGCCTCCCTGAGTCTCTCGATTTCCTGCCGAAGCACCACTACTGTGCCTTCCAGCGCCTCTACGCGAAGCTGGAGTGTCGCATCAGGCTCTGGTTCCACCTGGACTACCGCGCGTTGCTGGCACTTCTCCAATGCTTGGCGAATACGCTCATTCTCGCTGTACCGCTGCCGTTCGGCGGCCACCGATTGTTTCATAGCAGCCCCTGTACGGCATCGCCAGCCGCGCTCATCTTCCCGTCACGTGCTGGCGCCTGAGCGGGAAGCGGCGGCAGGCAGGTGCAGCGCCGCCTGCATGCATACGGCACGCCGTTGCGAATCACATCAGGCATCGGCTTCCAGCCTGTGCCGTCGCACTCTTGGCATTTTGCTATGATGCTTCTTGTTTCCATACTGTCCTCTCGAATTGCCGGAGTATTTGCTCCCTGCGCTCAAGATCTTGAGACGTTGCGAACTCAGTGCAAATTCGCCTGAAATTTTTCTGCATAGCAGGCAAAGCCGCGCAGACCGCATTCCAACGCCGGTGCTGTTCGGCCCGGCGTGGCACGCTTGGGTCCGAAGGCGCCTCAAGCAGCCGTGGCTCAATCTCGCCCAAGAGCCTGCGCGCTCCAGTGGTGATCTGCTTGTACTGCTGACTCGCAGTGATCGCCCGGTTTTCGATCTGCACCTCAAGTGTCCCGCCGAATCCCTGCATGTCGGCTGACCGGCCATCCGCAGGCATCCACCGCTGTGACACCATAGCGCGGAGAGCCATCGGCCCGGGCCACTCATTGAAGTGCTCCACCATGGCGCACCCAAGCCAGTCGGCCTGCTCGGGAGTTGTGACCATCTGTGCAATGAGCTGCATGATTCCATCGCGTGTCAGTGTGTCGGTAGGGAAGAATTTCAGAACACTCATCCTTCCGACAGCTTGCAGTATCGCGCTTTCAAATGGGGATAATTTATTCATTGGTGTTCACTCTTTGCCTTCATTCCTTCTTCTTGCCACAAAGATCTGCGCTGCCACCATCGTCGGGCTGCTTTCCAGCTTCTCTTGTGCCCTTCTCGCAGAATCTGAGGCAACGCGAGGACGTTGCCACTTTTTCTCATCGAGATAATTATTCGGCAGGGCTGGCGGCCGCACCTCAACTGCATTCGGGTCGCGAACACGGATATCTTTCACCGCCAAAAGTCTTTGCTCAAAATCAAGATCCCGCCAAGCGTATGCAGCTCTGCTCCATGCTTTTTCCCCGACATCAAACACGCCACGCTCAGTACAGGCTGTTCTAAACTCGACAAACTGCAAGCCAGTTGATACCAAAGTCTCGCGCGCGGAATTGTTTCTCTGAACAGAACTTTCAGAAGAAGAATCAGAGTCAGAAGCCAGAAGGACCTTTAGATCTACCTTTGGGGCACCTTTGTTCTCACCTTTTGGCTGACCTTTAAAGGTCGGACTCCCACCGCCACGCTTCCCAGCTTCCGAACACTTTGCCCTCTTGGACTCGTCGCGAACCATCCGACGCGAGAATACAGACCCGTCCGCTGCGCGGACGGCGACCCCTGCGTCGAGCAGCTCTCGCAGAAAAACCAGGTTGCAGGTGGTGTCACCTCGGACGGCCGCAGCGATCTTATGATCGGTCCACGAAATACCGTTCGTTTTGAACACTCCCACCTCCCGCATCTCATGCAAAAGACACAAAGCGTCGATCCAGAAAGCGCGGGCCCCAGGCGAGCACGCGTTCAGCTCCGGATCAGTCAACCAATCACTGGGATAGAACTTAAACCACGGAAGTCGGCTGCTCATTTCGCGCTGGCAAAAGCCTTCCTTCTCTTGGCAGCGAATTCCTCATCGTTGATGTCGCATCCAAGATCCTGCATTGCGGAAATCCAGCCGTGACAGTTAGTGCACGCAGCCCTCAAGGTTTCAAAATGTAGATAGTCTTCTCCCAAGTGCTTGTATGTGGTGTGGTGTACTTCTAGTGGAACCTCTGAAGCGAGGCAGTAAAAGCATCTGAATTTATCACGCACGAAAACTATCTGGCGGATCGTCCTCCAGTAGGTAGAGCCCAGGAACCGCGCGTACGGCAGCGCCTTGAGTCGTCTCCTTAGCTCGTGGCGATCCACTCCGTCGAGATCAGCCCGGAAGCGGAATGCTGCGCAGTGCGCATCTTCCCTGGCATAACTAGCGGATGGCTGGTAGTCACATAAATAGCCGATGAGAGTATAACTTGCGGCTTGAATGGCTTGCGCTGAGGCAGCGCTTAGTGGCACAATCTCATTGCTGTGCGTCACGCATGGCACCAGCCCATCACCGGCTTGGCCTGATAAACGAGGCCGGTGGTGGGTTTCCCTTTCTGTAGTGTGTCCTCTACCTTTGGTGGGACACGGGGCCGGGTTACCGACCCCTAGAAAGGTGTACCGCCAGAGGCAGCGCCCGTAGCTAGCGGGCACCTCAATAGTGCCATCTTTCCACGTTTCCGTCAATAAAAAAGTGATTTGCATCTACCCTGTTTTCAGTCACATAGAAAAATGTTTAGAACATTTTCGCGTGTCGATGATGTCGTCTATTTCCCGCCATTTACGTGCATTTTTGATACCCCAACCGATCTTGCGAAGTAATACGCCGATGGCACTCTTCGCAGACCGCGCGAAGCTCAAAAAGCGGCTCATTCCCAACGTGCGCGTACGTTGTATGGTGCACCTGGGTTGCTTTGCGTAAGCCGCAAGCCTCGCATCGTCCCTTCGCACGAGCGAGTACGGCTTTTCTCTTTTTTCCCCACTCTGGCGATTGCAGGTAGCTGTTGTACCATCCCCACCACCTCTTTTCTTCTGCGATCCTTTGCAACTCATATTGCCGGCTGCGCTCTGCCCATTCGCGCTCTCTTCTTTCACGATCGGCACGCGTTTCCAGAACTTTGGCGCAGGCGCGGCAAGTATATTCAGCGGTGGAAGGTATACGCTCCCCGGGACACTCTGAAAGTCGCTTTCCGCAAAGCGTTCTGTCCCCATCCTCGTGGATAATGTGAACTTGCCCCGGCCCCCACTGATGCGATTGGGCCTTCCAGTAGCCGCTACTTTTCATTACCGCGCACTCTTTTCATTTACGTGCTTTCTCCTTCACCCAACCACTCCATTTCGCTGGGCTTGATTCCCAGCCAGCCATCAGAGCCGATCACAGCGACGGCGCCGGGCGATTCGCGATCTGTTAAATGTCCACCACCACCGACTTTCATCCCGAAACCTCCCTGATTCGAATCCGTGCCCCTGGCACATCTAGTGCCATTTCTCCCTCGTTTGGATACACCTTTCCGGCGTACAACTGGATTACTCGTGCATCATCCTCAAACGCCCCCGCCTGTTTTAGGGCGTCCAACGTTGAGCGGATCAACTTGTCGATATCAGGCTTTCGGTCAGGATGGGTAATGCGTTTCTTCGGCGCACTCTTTGGCTTTGGGAGCGTGAATTGCAGCAGAACGGAGACCGGGCCTTTGATTATCTCTGCCCGCTCTTCGATAAATGCCCACTTAACCGCTTCCGTCCATGGCTTCACCTTCGCTGAGGACTCGATCATAATGCCACGCCCTACGTGGCGCTTCGATCCTTTGGGCGCCGGAGTGCCTATCACAACAAACTCTGTCATCTCCACTCCCTTCGCGCGGCTGCTTTCAGGAACCGCAACGCCGCCTGCTCCAGCGTTCTGCTGCGTCGGCCTCTTCGCGGGCAGCGTCTAGCATTCGATCCAGCTTTAGCAGACTCCTAGTTTCAGCGAGAGCTGTTAATTGGTCCCAGCGGTCGATGTATGGTTTCCAATTTGGGTATGCACGCGCCACGCGTCCCAGTGGCGGTCGCCATTCAGGGACTAGATATATGAGTGCGCGGCATCTCCCAAAATCTTCGGAGTTCCATGGTGGTTCGCAAAGGTACGGCGCACGTGGAATCTTGAGCATGGCGCAAGCAATCGCCTCGGAGCTAGCCCCACTCTCGCCGCTCAGCAGCCACTCAAGCACTCGTCGTTGAATTGGCTTACTCACGGCGGTCTTCCTCGTTGTGTCGCTCCATTGCGAGTGCCAACACCTCTTCCAGCCATGGAATTTGCATTTCGACGAAGTCCAGCTTTATGGTGTAGCCTTTATTGCGGATATGTAGATACGCATGGTTACGCGGAAGTTTTTTTTGCTCCATCACTTCGCCTCCTTGATCGCAGCCAGCAAATCCTCAAGCGAGGCGTGCGGCGGCCCAACCGGCGTGCCGAAAGGAAACGCGAGCACCGGGCGCAACACCCACATCTCGGCGTTCTTCATGGCCCAAGTGGTGCCGTCGACGTGGACCCATGAGCGGTCCAGGAGTTCGCGGAGCCGTGCGATCTCTTCGCGCAGTAGTTTTGTCTCGCGTCCAGCGAATTCAGGCTTTAGACCGGCTGATCCAGCACTCGGCATGCGTTCCATTTCCGCATACGTCGGGCTTGGGCGTGGGCGCATTGAGCAATTGCCGGGAACGCACCCCTCGGCGACGGACGCGGCCAACGGCCAGCCGCACACTTCACACCGGGCAACATCAGCGCTCATGTCTTCGGCTCCTCCTTTGCGAGCTTGCGCAGCCACACCCCAAGCCCAAATGCGGTTGAATATTTAGGTTGGTCCTCGCCAGTGGTAAATGTTGGGATTTCTCCTAAGCGCTCCGCCGCCTCCAGCAGCGCGGTCTTGCGAACCTCGGCATCATGCGTGGCCAAAGCGCCAACATGATCGCGGAGCGCTGCATCTGCGATACATTGCGGACATTGGCAGGTATTGTGTGGACAGCGCCCCCGACTTTTAATGTCGAGATCCTTCATCGTGCGCAACGCCAACTCCAGGGCAGCCGCGCGGTTCTCGGCAGCTTCGATCTCAGCGGCCAACGCCTCGATGAGCGGCAATTTTGCTTTAGTGTGGATATGCGCCTCGAACAACTCGCGGACTCGCTCAATCGCGGATTTCATCGTCATCCTCCAGTTCGCCAGCATAATCCACGGTGTCGAAGTGCTCGGCTATGTGGCATCGACAGGCGCAATCCTGGTACGTACAAGAGCCGCAACAGCGGTCTGCACATTCGGGGCTGACGGTGTTTCTATTCATCTCCGCTCCTTTCCGAGCGCTTCTTTGATGAAGGGACACGTCACCTCTGGCAGCTCGCCCACTATGCCGTTCCTGATCCACTCGGCCATTGCGTACGATTCCGAAGCGGAATACTGCTCGGAATGACTGAGCCCGTGAATCAAGATGCGCTTTAGCGCTGAGCGGAGACGTGCGATTTCAGCATCCTTCTCGCTAGCTACAACTTCCAAGGCATTTGAAATATCCTGCAACAGTTCTCGACTTCGCGTTGTTCCATCAGCTTTTAGCCAATTGGACTGGTACTTGTTATAGACCTCACTGGCGCGTTTTTCTGCCCATGCTTCAGCCATTCTCCTCCTCCTTCCCGAGCACCTCGGCAGCTCGCCTGCAATCGCCAATAGTGGCCCACTCTCCCGGAATATCGTAAGCGGGCAGATACCAAATGGCCGCATCATTAGAAACTTCCTCAGGAGGGAACATTTTGCCGTGCTCCGCAAACGGCTTCAACGACTCTCGCAGCCGTTCCACCTCAGATTGGAGGCGTGCGTTCTCGGCTCGCACAACGCCTAGGCCCCTGAGCGCCTCTTGCGCGATTTCGGCGTCCTTGGCGCGGATCTCGGCGGCTATCGCCTGGATGACACTTTCGCGTATAGTTATGCCGCCCGCCATGTGGCGATCCATCGCGCCCTCGTGGATCTCTCGCGCCTGTTCGAGTGCTGCGTTTTCGTCAGGCATTCGGCTCCTCCTCTGCGAGTTCGCGTAGCCACGCTTCTCGGCAGCTTCGATCTCATCCGCCAGCGCCAGATGAAGTGAGCAGGCCATGTTCGTCTTGAAGATCTCGCGGACTCGCTCAATCGCGGATTTCATCGTCATCCTCCAGTTCGTCAGTTTCCTCGGCCTCAACCTTTGCGTTCCACTTGTCTAGTTCCTTCCTGTGTCATCATTCGGCCATTGATCATTTGGCCACCTGGACAAATCCTGGGTCCCAATGGCAACGCGTTCCACTTCAGCGACTTACGCGCCGCCTCTATTGCTGAATAGAGCACCATGCCATCCCTTAGTTCAACGAAGACGGTCACGGTCATATCCACCTTAGCGACCACGTATTCATCAGGCGGCTTAGGAGTTCGTTTCACAAGCGCCTCCCGTCAGGCTGGACTGATTTGCGCACCGACCGCGCCAGCTTCTTCAGCACCAAGTCGTAGTTCTTATGCAGCTTGATCCCCGCCAGGGAACATGCCGCCCAAACTGCGTCGGGATTGGGCAGCTGACCCTTTGCCAAGAGAAGCCGCACGTTGATGTTTGTCCAACCGACTACAGCAAGGTAGCCGTTGCAGGCATACATATCAGCCTCTGTCGAGTGATGACATGCCATAATCGGACGAAATGCATCACCTTCGCCGACTGTGTCCTTGAGCCCGCAAGCCTTCTCATGGCTGTAGCGCGGAATAACAATAGCGTCTTTGTCAACCCGCCAAGGGCAGGTGGCGCATGGCAGCATGGAGTCACTCGCCATCACTTCTCCTCGTTTGCCAGATACCGCTTCCACTCCTCCGGCGTGATCTTCCGGCGCTCATTGAAAGCCGTATAAATCTCTTCCGCCGCCTCTTCGCAATGCCAATCCTTCTTCGCCGCCAGATAGTTCAGTACCCGCAGTGCATGGACGGCCCGCACCTTCCATCTGTCCCAGCACCAGTTCCCGTAGCCGTAGGTGTAGTCGAGGACCGGGACGACGATGCGACCCACGCGGAGCCCATCGCCGCCTTCCACGTTTGGAACCGTCCATTTGGGTGGCTTCGCGCTGCCGCAGGTGATCGACCCACCCACCAAATTCACATCATGCACATTGGCAAAGTCGAAGCGCCCGGTGAAGGACCCGCTGTCCGGGTCATTGCAGCAAAGCTCAAGATTAAGAGCCAAGCCACGTGGCAAACACCTCCCGTTGTGGACTCGCGGACAGTCCGAGCATTCCCCCTTGGGGCATTCATCGCACTCAGCGGGATACATTTTCTTAGAACTTTTGCGCCGCAGGCAGCCATTGCAAACGAGCTCGAATGGTCCCGAGAAAACGAATTGGCACTCGTGCTTTTCCTCAACGTTCTTGAGGTAGACTTTGCCGATCACAAACACCTCCCGTTGTGCCGGTTCGCTCATGCAACACCTGCCTTCTCAAGGTCCGTTCCCAGGAGCGAGATTTCCAGTAGTAGCACGCCATAGAGTTGATTCTCCGCATCTTGCACGGCTTTTGGGTCTGCCGAGGCTGCGATTATCTCGCCGCAACGATCGGCTTCGGCCGATAGCCGAATCAGCATCTTTATGCGCTCACTCTTCAGCTTTCGTGCGAAAACTCCCCGCGCCGCTTCCGCCAAGTCGGTAAGGCTATTCAGGATTACGCCGTCGGGCGGGTCGCTCTTGATCCGCATCGAATTCACGTACCAGAGAGATCTGATCATGATCGGCACCTCCAAATGTGCCGCCGTGTGCCGCGCGGAGCGTTGTACGATGCCGCCAGATGTGAAACGTCGCGACAGATGCCGCCCAATGTGTTGAAAATACAGCGGACGCCGGTGGATGGCGGAAGGGAAGGCGGGTTCGATTCCCGAAACACTTTGCGGCAACCGCTCCCGTAACCCGTTGTCATAGGCCACTTTCAACCGTTGCATTTTCTGCAACAGTTGCCTCGGATGTGCCAGATTGTGGCTCCGCGGCTACCGGCGTGGTTTCCGTCGCGCCTCTTACGGATCGTGGTATCCTTCTCGGTATCTTCTTTGCACGCAGTGAATAGGGCTCTGGACCACTACCATTGTTCCATCGAACGCATGGTTCAGTAGCGGCTAGCGTTACCCCTCGCTGCGCCCACAGATCGATTGCCGTTACTGCCTCGTCAAATGTAATGCCTCCCTCGCGATACGCGGTCAGGATGCCGACAGGTGACAGTCTTGTCATACCATTCCAGCCTTTGCTTCTATCGCAAGCACGGAAATTCGCCACGACTCACGGCCAGTGGCTACGGTGATCGAGGCGACCGGAAAGCCGTGGCTATCCATCAAGGCGCAATACCTTACCTGCCCGTCAGTGACGCAGCGTTGATAGCAGCGCCATGCCATCCAAATAAACTTTAGATCGTTAAGTAAGCCCAGCTTCGTCACTTCTTTCTCCTCCCGATCAAATCCGCCCAAGTCCCCGCCGCCTTGTCGTTATCGGACGGCAACGCATGCGCGTAGATCTTGAGCGTGGTGTACGGATCGCAGTGCCCCAGGCGCTCGCTGACAACAGGAATCGGCGTACCGTTCGCGATCAGCAAAGAGCCGTGCGAGTGTCGAAGTATATGGAGCCCGACATGCGGCAGCTTCAGCTTGCGCCCCAACTCCAGCACTACCTTACTCAGGTAGTTCGGTCCCACGTAGCCGCCATCCGGTCGCGCGAAGATCAGATCCATCCGCTTGTAATCCGCACCGAACATCGCTGCCTGTTGCTCCTGCGTCTGCCGATGCATCCGCAGCACTTCGATGGTCGCCGGATCCAGCTTGATCGGCTTCCGGTCGTCGTTGCCTTCCTTCGTGCTCTTCTCAGCGATGCCCTTCCCGGTTACCACGATGGCTCTGTGAATGCGGATCGTGCCAGCCATCCAATCGAGATCGGCCCATCGCAGAGCCAGCAGTTCACCGCGTCTGGCGCCGGTTGCTGCGGCTAGGCGAATCACGGGCCCAAACCACCGGCCGTCTGCCGCCCGCATGTACTCGTTCACCTGATCCGGCTCGAGCGCGCCCTTCGCTGGTTTACGCACTTTCGGCAACTCGCAGCCAGCAGCCGGATTAAACGGAATCAGCTTCCGGCGAACCGCGACGGCGAGCGCGGCATGGATGCAGCCGTGGATGTTGTGGACCGTCTTCGCGCTCAGATCGGATTCCTTGCGGGCCTCCAGGTACGCTTCCTCCAACGCAACCGCCGTGAGGTCGTAAAGCTTCGTGCTGCCGAGTCGCGAGGTCACGTGGCGCACGGCTCCCGAATAGGCCGCGAATGTAGTGGGCGACCGGTCCGGCTCAATCTTGTGCTTCAGCCACCACTCGATAAATTCGGCAAGCGTGGCGTCGCTGTTCTTCACAGCTTGGTTTGCGCGGAGCCGGTTTACCTGCTGGTTCACCCAATCCTCGGCTTCGCGCTTCTTTGCGAACCCGGCTTGGCTCAGACGCTCGCGTTTCTTGCCGGGGAGTTCCACTTGCCCGCGCCAGCGCTTGCCGCCCCCCTTGAGTTTGTAGGCGAAAACGGTGCCTCTCATGACCGCACCGCCTCTTTGGCTTTAGCTAGCGCCTGTATCAACGGAAGTTGGCGGATAGCCCAATCCGAGAAGTGATCATTGCTTGTGTTTCTGACAAGCATCCCAGCGTCGATCATTTTCAACAACGTTTCGAGCGCTGTCAGAACCGCTGAGAACTCTGCCTTGATGTGACGGTAGGCCTGTCCGGGATACTCCCAGTCGCCGTAATTCGGACTCCGCGCCACAATAATCTCATCCCAGAGCTTTTGGAGAGCATGGCCGCAGGCATCATTTGAAACAACCTCTGCGAGTTCATCGCACAGCTCTTTGCCGATCCGCTCCGCCCTCCGAGAGTCGAACACTTGTTCGTGCGGGAGCGGGTCCCAGCACATGCTGGCCGCACCGAGCGCCACGTGAATCTTCGATACGATGTCTTCGTTGAGCTTCATGCGCGGTATGTTACCCCAGTTTCCGGGAAGGCTGCGACGGGTGTTGGCTTCCCCGGCTTTCCCGCGTTTGCCAGCCACGCCGCGATTGACGCTCGCGGGATGACGTAGCGCGTGCCCAGCTTGTAGCAGGGGATCGTGCCTGACCGCAGGCCCTCGTACGCGTGATGCTCGCTGACGCCGAGGAGGCCGGCGAGTTCGCGAACTGTGTAGGTTAAGCGTTGCTCCATCACTTCTCCGCTTTCTCTGTTTCCTTTATCCGCGCGGCGAAAAACTCGCTGGCTTCTGCTGGTGTCATCGCGTCCACCTGCTGCCAAAAAGCCACGTCTTCTAACGCTTCGGTTCTCAGCGCCACGACAGCGTCGAGATTAGATCCGTAGATGCATCGCAGGAGCCTCTTGCAGTCGGTAACTATGAATCTACCTTTGAGCACTTCCGGAACTTTCTTTTCCTGTATGAGCCGCAGTGATAGCATCGTGCTCTGGATAGCTTTGTCCAGCCATTCCGGCTGGTCGATTCTTACGTACACTTTTCTGCTCACGGCTTCGCCCAATCCCGCACCACGTCATCCAGCGAAATGCCGGAGAACCTCGCGATGAGTAGCGCCTCGCGAAGCCGGTCTTCGGCCAAACGAAGTGCAAGATAGTAAGGGGACGCAAAATATTTCCCGTCTGCCTCCCAGGTTTCGGCAAGCTTCTGCAATTCGGCCAGCGTGATTGTGGTGGCTTCAGGCACTTTGCGCCGCCTTCTTTGCCGGTCGCCCGCGCTTCGGCTTCTCTAATCGCGCTCGAAGCTCCTCGGCTTCATCGATCACGGCGCTCACGATACTCAGCGTGTCCATGTTGATGCCGCCTTCCACGAGCACCATGAGATCCGCGCGCTGGTCGGCATTCAAACTCATCACGAATTTTGTCAACTGGCGTCTATTCTCGTTTGCCATCTGTCTCCACCTTTCGGTCGTCCTGCTTCAGGCTCGGGGCTACTGAGCGCATTTCGATCACTGGCCCTAGTCGCTTACGAACCTCGCGTTTCGCTTCGTCCCATGTGCATCCGTGATGCTCGCGGTACTGCTTCTCCAGTTCTCCGAATGTCACTCGGCAGGAGTCCGCATACTGTTGAGGCGTAATCCACTCTCCGAGCAGGTTGAATCCAGTCATCACGTCGGTGACGTGCGCCCTATCCGAATTCGGCTCCAGTATCCAGCCGGGGATCTCTCCGCCATGTGAGATAATGGCTCGCGCCGCGTCGCGGATTCGCTTGATAGCGGGCTCCGCAAGCTTCGCGGCGGTCAGCAGTAGCGCCATCTTTTGAGGTACTGGCGCTATGTCCCTAGAGACCAATTCGATCATCACCTGGGACTCGGGGCACCGCTCGGTCCCGCTGGCCGGACAGAAGCGGCAGGCTTGCGGCGATGGCGTTCGCGGGGCGCCCATCGGCTCCGCCGCCTCGCGAATCGACACGATGTCCTTTATCGCCCGGTCGATGTCCTCTCGGGTATACCGGCAAAGCGTTGGCTCATTCGAAACCCGAGGCTGAATGATCGCAACATAGATATCCTCGACGGTCGGCTTGATGCGACCGCTCAGAACAGCCAGCACTGCATAGGTGCGTATCTGGAGATTGCTCTCCGCGTCTTCCACGTCGCCCCGGCCAAACTTGTAGTCAACAGAGAGCGCCATCTTCTCGCTGGTTGCCAGGAAGTCGGTCTTTCCACTGACTCCGATACGCAGCGCCTTGTAGAAGACTTCCTTTTGCCGCAACACCTTGTCTTGGCCGAAAAGTCGCGTCATCAGCTTCTCGCGAATCTCGATAGCCCGGTTGACTGTTGAGATCTGTTCGCCGGTCAACACGTCTTCGTCCCACCGCTCAACCTCGCACGCCTTATGCAGCAAGGTCCCTTCGTCAGCCTCTGGCGAGGACTGGTACGGGATACCCTCGCACGCCCAGTGGCTGCCGCAGCAGAGCGCCGTTCTCTCCAGATTGGAAGCACGGATTAGAATCACCGCTTCTTTCTCCCGTCCGATACCGCCGCGTTTGGCTCCGTGCCAAACAGCGTTCCGCCACTCGCGCCGCCACTCGCTGCCTGTCGCTCTACTTCTTGCCTCGCGGCCTCATCTCTGTCTGCTTTTGCCATCTCATCTTCAAGGCTCTGCGTCACCGGCTCGTCGGGCTCCTCGCCGGCCGCGATCAGTTCTCCTACGAGATCTCCGCCCGAAGGACGGATGAAGAGCGGGCGGCTGACAACTGCCGCGGCTACCTCTTCAAGTTGGTCGTCGTCGCGCATCTCGGCATCCCGGAATTCTGGCGAGAGATTCAGCATCTTCGAGTGGCGCCGGAAGGCTGTCTTCTTCGCCATCTCGTGATAGTCTGTGACCCATGGACCATTGTTCGCGGCTTTGCTGCGTTTTCGGATGGCGTCGATCTCCTCCTTGGACATCACGCAAGAGGTTTCGCCGCCCCCCACCATCCGAACGTGCGAATAAGCGGCATACATTGCACCACGGGGTTTTTTGAAGTCAATCTTGTGCTTCTGCACCAGTCCGCGGTCATACTCGAACTCGTCGTTCTCGCAAACTACGTCGGCAAAAGGTGGCTGCGCAAGCTGTCCGCTCCGGTATGCCAGTTCCGCCAATCCCTTGTAATCGATGATGAGCTGGCATTCCATCTCGTCGTGCCACTTCCCAGAGGCATCTTTCCAGTTCCGCTTGAAGGGGATCAGGTGCGCCCTCCGCCCATCCGGCTCCAGTCCGTACATGGACAGGTCCATCAGGCACTTGAGCACCGAAGACGCGGTACACTCAGCGAGTTTCGGAGTGCGCGTCAAGGCCGCTATAGAGATACGCACGAAGCGGTCGGGGCTCATGTGTCGCGGAAGCGCCTGTGCGATGGCGACTTTGAAATCGTCAGCGCCAAGTACCTCCTTGAGCGTTCGCAGTTTAGGCGGCGTCGCGGCCGCTGTTTGTTGTGTTTGTAATTCTGCTGCCATTTTTCCTCTTCCAATTTCTGCGGAAATGATCCGCTATTCGCTGACTCCGCGCCAGCTTTTTCTTCAGCCACCCCGGCGACTCTGGTGGGTCCTCTTGCGCGCAATCCCCAAGGTGCGCCCACCGCTCGAAGTACGTCGCGTCGAACCGGATCGGACGATACTCGCCAACCTCATCGCGCTCGAAGCCGGGATGGTTGCTCACTGGAGTCTCCCATGAGCCGCAGTTCCTAATATCTCGACAATGGTCTCAGCGTTAGCCTTGTCAAGAATCGCGGCAGCGGCCACCAAATGGCACGCGGCGGCAGGCCCAGACTCCTCATCGTAAAGCTCAATAATTTCGTCTCCGATCGCCAGCAATAAATCTCCAATCGACACATCAAGCGTTTTGACGATCTCGCGGGCGCGTTGCTTGGCTACCGTCTCACGCGCCGTCATCGCGACAACGCCAGTGTTCCGTCGGCCCGCTCTTCCTTTAGCCGCTTCGTCGCCTGCTTACTCCGCGGGCACCTCTCGCATAACAACCACGTCGGCACGTGCTTCCACTCGCCGGAGCGCCAGCACACCTCGTGCAACCCCAGGGACGCGTTGCATAGGACGCACTCGCGATAGGAGCACCTGGGGCAGATCACCCGGGAGCAGCCAGCGCATCGAAGCCCCTGTAGTGTCGCTGGCGCGCAATCCGTGTCGCAGCCGATGCACAGCTCGGGCTTATGGGCGCGGATTATGCCGCGCCCTTCGCTGGCTTGGCGGGCGATCACGTCATCGCGAGTCATGACTTCTCTCCGTTGAGCGCTTTAGCGATCCTCTCCGCGCGAAGCCGAAGCCTGTCCGCCACCATCCATTGGTGGCATTCTCGCAACGCCGCCCGCAAGCGCTCGGCATCCTCCCGCGCCTCAACCAGGTTCTCAATCAGCGCCTTGTAATCTCCCGAATTCAAAATGTGATAACTGCGGCCATTGAAGTTGATCACTACGGCTTTGCCGCTGTAGCCAATTTCCTTCAACACCGCATCCACCTCAACCGCGGCTCGCGCCATCTCGATCAAATCCCGGACGGCATATGACGACGCGTCGATGCTGTCGGAACGCTCCAGGTAGAGCTTTTCGAGCCTGTCGAGTTCTGCGGGTGCTAGTATCATTTACGTGCTTCTGATGCGTCGCGGGGAGTGAGGTTCATGGCTTTCCGATAAGAACCGCGCCACACGCTTCTTTGATCTGCTCCATCACGGAATCGAACGCCCTTCGCTCCACTGCCGAATGCCGCCAGAGCGAGTACCACATCGAAAGCTTGCCGCTGGAGATGCGATACCGGAGACGAGCCTCCACCTCGATGCGCTTCATTCCCTCAAAGACCGGGATCGCGATCGTGAACCGCTCTGGCACCTGCAAGGTTCCCCCGCCCGCCGTTGCGGCAGTGTCTTTCCTGTAGGCAAACCGCACGTCGCCGTTGTCGAGCCGCACAGCGCTGTCAAAGGCTGATGTCTCATTCGCCTCCAGCGTGCGCGCGACTTCGAGCATCGTGGCAACAGCAGGCTTGACGACATCCGGCGCGTTGTCTTCGATGAAGAGCGCCATCGCCGCTTGAGCCATTGGCTTGTCGTTAGACTCGGTCCACGTCTGCCACTCTTCGGTGTGCTTCAGTTGAAGCGTGGCCGTGTGTGTTCCCCAGCGTGGAGCCTCTGGCTCGTGGTAGTCCAGCACCGCGAGAAACCGATACGCGTCTCGGTCGCCGAAGATGCGGGATGCCGGATCGTGGAAGAGGTTCCAGTATTCGATCAGCGACGCCGGGTCCAGAAGGGTGACGGCTTGCTTCGTGCGGTGCGGACGCTCAGCGTAATCGTTGTAGATCAGATTGGCCAGCGAGCCGACGGTATAGTTGGGAGGGAGCACGACAAACGGGTGCGTTCCGTCCTCCACGGTTTCCGGTTGAGAGTTTGCTTTCGCGAGCGCTGCATGGTCTTTCAACGCCTGGGTGATATCGAGATCAGCCATTGGTTTTTACCTGCCTTCCTTCGTAGAGATCTTCCTGGCCGGGCGGGTTGCGGCAGAGTTCTCCTTCGTCGCTGACAAAGGCGAGACTCTTTCCCGGCTGGAGCGCGGGTTTCTTTACCTCGCAATTCCAGTCGAGCCCGACCATGATTACCTCACCTTTACTGTTGTATTTGTCTGGTGTCACCGTGACCTTCAGCGTCAAGGTGCCCTTTGCCTTCAAATCGAGAATCGCGGTAAGCAGTTCGCGGTACCGCTCATCGAGCGTGTGAACTACTCCGCCGTCTTGCGCATCGGTCAACGCGTTTAGAAAGCTCACTTTGTTTCTCTTTTCAAATCTCCTGCCGCCAGTCCGACGCGTTCATTTCCCCGAAGCAATCCACGCCAACGTGCGACAAGCTTGCGGTCTCTCAAACATCTCTGCCGATCCAGAAACGTCACTCAACACCCCTTCATCACGAGCCCGAACGTCACCATCGTCACGAACGCGGCGTATGCCGCCGCCACCCACAGGCACCGACGAAGCCCATAGTTCAGCCGGTTCTCCCGGCACGCGGCTTTCAGTTGCGTCTGAAGCTCATCGTTCTGATCGCGCAACTCCTCGACCAAGCCCCGCTGGTACGCCACCTCCATGCGGTCTCGCGCTGCCGCATCATTGGCCTTGCGGATGGCCGCTGCCACCACGTCAGCCGGTGGGCCCGCCATCTCCTCGACGAATTGCTGCCGCGCCGTGTTTACGCGGCGACAGACGATGCCTGCCGGTGACCAGCGTAGTTCCGTAGCATTGGGATACGCCAAGCGATCAGCCGCCAAGCGCTCGCATTCAAGGATGTCGGCTGGACCGAGCAATTCTTCAATTTTGAATTCCCGTTCTTTCATCACTTCACCTCCGCTAAAGATGCAGGGGCACCCGTGTGTGCAATGGCGCCCCTGCCACAAGGAGGAAGACTCGCGTCTTCGTTCGGTTCACAACCTCGATCGATCTTGTACATGAGGCGCAGCGCTACCAACTCGTTAGCCCGAAGCTTCAGAATGTCGCGCTTCGCATCGGCAATCCGATCCTGATACGCGGCGTCGGCAAGGAGCCGCACAGCAGCCAGGCGCTTCCCTCTGGGCGTGCGCAAACTGATCCAGATCGCGGCGCGCCAGAGGAAAAAGCACACGGCGCTGGAATGGGCAAAGGTGGTGATGATGTCGAGCGTCATTCGTAATCTTCCTCCTTCTCTGCACACTCTGAACACAGATCGGAGACCCCGCTGCCGTCACATTCGGTACAAGTTTCTAGGTCCTCTTCGGGATAGCTGTTAGTGGGCATCATGACTTGTCCCAACCCGCGACAAGCCCCGCATGAAACGCAAGTGCAACTCATGCAGCACCTCCCGTTTTGCGCCCGTTGTAGAGGCTCCAAATGAACGCGCGAAACGAACGCTCTTGGTGGGCGATGGCTCGCATCAGTGCAAGCTTACGGCCCACCTCCCGCTTAAATGTGTCATCCACGCTGCATAGCGCTTTTGCAGCGCAGTAGGACTCCCACTGTCCTTGGTGGAATTCTTCGACGCACGCTCGCGTGCATCGCTTTGACAACGGCGCGTATCCCGGGCCGTGCTGAAACACGATGCGGTACCGCTCGCCCTCGAACTCGCCTTCCATTCGCCCGTTCATACTTCCCCTTTCGCCTTGGCGATAGCGGCCTTGGCGCGTACGCCGAAGCCGTCGAAGCGCTCAGTCTCGTCAATGAGGCTCGTATCGTAGCTCGCAATCACGCGCATGAGTATTGCGGAGGCTGCCAGCGTTTCCTCCAGCGCTTCGAGCAAATCTGATCGCTCTGCCAACACGGCCTTTAGTGCGGCTGTATCGTTGTCGCTGAGATCCCACGTGTCGTGGCCTTCGGCCATCATCTCTACGCGGGCGAGTTGCTCTTGAAAAGTTTCGCTCATGCACTCCTCCACGCCAGCGCGATTGCCGCCACGACGATTGCGAGCGCACTGAGAAACACGGCGAGAAATACGGCGACGTCCACCAGTGTGCTTATACGACTGCCGCCGGTGTTTCGGCGGCAGTCGCCACGGCGTTGGGAACCGGACCATTGGAGGCTCATGCAGTTCTCCGCAAAGATTCGATGCGCCCGTATAGTCCGGGCAGTTCTGCGAGAATCCCGGCTGTCCGCCTCAGGATCTTATCGGTGTACCTCAAGAGCCTGCGCAATTCGCGACGTCGAGACTCGCGCCTCTGCCGCTTTGTTTGTCGGCGGTTCATGCCGTGTCTCCGTTCATCTCTACTTTTAGAACGCCCCTACGAATACCCTGCGTCAACAGCGCCTGGCACATATGTGTAACTTTTGATGGCTTAATCTCAAAAACCGCAGCTACTTGAGCCCCACCTATTTCCCCTCGGGACCAAGCCAGTGCCACCTCAACGCGCTCAGTAGAGAATTCATTGGGGACATGGATTCTCCTTTTCCGCCCAAGCACCTGCGCCTGTTCAAGGAGCGTCATGCCGCGCCTCGGGCTTGTTTACGCGCCAGCTTCTCCAGGTGATCATCAATCACCTCGGGGAGCACGCCCTGCAGGGTTAATCCGGCCCCTTTGACGATGGCGTTCCATCGGTATCGCTGGAGATCCGGAACGCGAATGGTCACCGGAACTGTACAGTTTTTCAGTTCCGGCATTGCCGTGATTAGGGGCAAAGCGGCGATTGCAGACTTTAGGTCTTGGGTATACCGAAACCATTCGCGAGAATGTCGGAGAGTCGCGAAGCGCCAATGAAACTCGCGCTCTGTCGCTAAGTCTCCGTCAATGTAGCCGAGGAATTTAGACCCGCTGCCAAGGGGATCGCTATATCGAATAGCGGCAACCCGCTGGGCCACGTCAGTACTGAATCCGATCTTTACCAAGCGACGGGATGGGCAGAGAAGAAAATACACGCTCATGTCGGCTCGCCTCCATTCTTCAGCCGTTTCAGATGCTCCCTGAAAGCAGCTTGACCGAAAGCCTGAAGGGATATCTTGGCCCGGATCAGGTGCATCTGGACCGCTTCTTTCTCCCTGGAAGGAATTCGGAACTTCACGAATTCCTCCGCCCGCCTATTGCGTTTTTCGTGATCTTGTGACATGGTGGACATGTGATCTGATGCGATCTTACGCTATTTGGGTCTAAGTAGTCAAGTAGAATCAGACACCCGAAAGGAAATATTTTTGCGATGGTCAAGTCGGCCGAACCAAAACCCGAGCCACGGTCCATAAAGCTTCACCCCGCCACGCTCAGGGCAATGCAGCACGAGTGTGCGGACACAGGCCTCACTTTAATGGCCTTGATCGATCAGATGTGGGAAGCATACAGGCGACTTCCGGCGCGGGAAAAAGGAAGTGCGATTCCAGCCAATGCAGACATGCCCCCAAACCTGGGAGCGGTACTCTTAGAAATAGCTATAAATCCACGGGCCGGTGAAGAGATTCTTGCTGAGATGATGATCAAACATGCGAAAAGGCGTTGACATTTTGGGACGCCGGGCGCATCATGCCTGCATGCTCCCCGGCCCCGAGGTTTTTATCACGGTCGAAGAACTTGCTCTGACCGCAGATTACGTCGCAGCCGCAGATAAAGCCGTGGAGCTCGTCTGGGCCAAAATGCTGGTCGGAGCGAAGCCGCCAAGTGGCAACCTGACCGAGAAGCAACTGCGCATCATATTAAGGCACGCACAGAGGCTCTTCCGGGAAAACCCGGCCAAATTCAACCTGCCGTGGGAGCTGATTAAATGGCTCTGGTGGCATGTCGGGGAGATCGCACAGGAGAAACTCGACGCCCTGGACTCAGAGGGCCGCTGGGACTGCTACTGGAGGGTAAAGTGGAGTAATGTGGCTCTGCGTATACACCTTGTCTGGGTCGCGGCCACATGGCCGCGCCACGCTCCCGAGATTTCCTCTATCTATTCCCGCCTGCCCCCAGAATGAAGTACACGATTTGGACGCTAATGTACGTCGGACTGTTCGCCAGACTCCTGGCCTTCGGTTGTATGTGGCGTCGCGAATTGCTCGCAAAGTACATTTTCCTGACGCTGTTTCTCGTGCTCGGCAGCGTTCGCACTGGCGTGCTGTTGTACTTGCGCCACACCGATCAGCGAGCCTACGCGGCATTCCACTCCGCCAGCGCGGACGCCATGTTCCTGGTGCACCTGGGACTCGTACTGGAGGCTCTCGTAATGCTTGCCAGGCACCACCCGAACTCCGCGGTGTTCGCGGCCGGCGGGTACGCGTTCCTCGGTATCATGTCGGCAGCGCTGGCGAGCCTCACAGCGAACCTCGGCGCATCAGGCACCGCCGACGTGCGGGTGAGTCTCGCGATCCGCATATATGCCGTGGCGTTTTTGATCTGTCTCGGCTGTACGCTCCTGTTTCTTCGCCAGTTCAAGCGGATCAAAATACGGGCGAACGTTCGGACGCACTGCTACATCCTCTACGCGATGTTCGTTCTGGTGGCGGCCGGTAGTGGTCTCGTCGCCTCCAAGAGCAGCCTGACGATTACTGGGATAGGTATGATCCTTCTGGTGTGTGCCGATATTGTGACGGGCTCCGCATGGGCTTACTGGATGCGGCCGAAGGGGGAGGAGTTGATCCAACCCCCTCCGTTACGCCGCACGCTTAATGAGATCGAAGGCCGCGCCTAGCGGACGCTGGGAGGTCCACCGCCGCCCTGGCCTGGAGGCAGGTCCGGATCGCAGAACGGCGGTGCGCAGGGTGGATCTTCAAAGAAGAGCGTACCGATGTAGTTCGATTGTTTCGCGGTCAACGCGAGAGCGCTGAGCGTCAGTAATCCAGCAAGTATAAGTCTTTTCATTTGGTTAGCCTTTCAGGTTATTTGGGCCGATGCCCATTGGTTGACTGTACCAGCTTTTATTTCGTGTCTGAGTGTCTGTTTCTACTTGACTGCTGGAGAGATTAGGCGTAAGATTTCTTCCAGCGCGCCTGTCTATGGCGATCCGCTGGCAGGTACAAGGTACGCCGCGCTGAGCAAGTGTAGATTACTAACCGCGTACTGAAAGCTGAGAAGAAACCGGAATGGCAAACGTCATCTACCGGAATGACTGCTGGACAAGAGCTTAGTAAACTCGATCCAGTACGGATCCGCAGCGACGGAATGCGGAGTTCCAAGAGCCAATTCAAAGCCTTTCTCTTTTGCATCGCATTGCTCTGAAGACGGAGCGCAGCTGGAAGAACCGAAAGACGGTACCGGAGAAAAGAGGTATTGCTTAAAATGAGAAACGATGCAAGAATGAAGCTGTCTACTCAGCTTATAGGGACGCCGAGCACTTTACTACTTGAGGCTAACGCTTCTTGGCTCGGCGTTTCGCTTTTTGGGAGGCTGAGATGATGATTGCAATTTCCCAATATTGGGCGTAAGCTGTCGAAACGGAGGAAGCATGATCAGCGCATTAGAATTTGAGATTCTGCGGAGAGCGTACCCGCAGGCGCCGGACAAGGTGGACGGCAGCGCGTACGCTGGGAAGTCAAAGCTTGCGGTATTGATGGGGCCGGGATTCTTTGACGAGATCCGCGGCAAGGACGTGGTGGATTTTGGCTGTGGCTCTGGAAGGGAAGCGCTCGAAATGGCGCAGGCCGGAGCCGCAAGCGTGATCGGACTCGATATTCAAGAAAGCCTGTTAGTCGAAGCACGAGAGCGTTGCGCGGGGTATCGCAATATCGACTTTCGTACTCCTGGACATCGTGTTCAGGCCGATGTTGTAGTATCCATTGATTCCTTCGAGCACTTCGCCAACCCCCAGATAGTGCTGGCGAGCATGTGGAACGCGCTAAAGCCAGGAGGGAAGATTATGGTGTCCTTCGGCCCCACATGGTACCACCCGCTCGGTGGCCACCTGTTCAGCGTGTTCCCCTGGGCGCACCTGCTGTTCACCGAGAAGGCGCTCATCCGCTGGCGCTCCACGTTCAAGACTGACGGAGCAACCCGTTTCTCCGAGTGCGCCGGAGGGCTGAACAAGATGACCATCGCGCGATTCGAGCGACTAGTGGCCGCGAGCCCGCTAAAACTAGAGAAACTGGAGTGCGTGCCGATTCGACGACTGGAGCGACTGCATAATCGGCTGACACGGGAGTTCACCACTGCCATTGTGCGGTGCACGCTCGCAACATGAAAAAGGCCCCGGTTTCCCGAGGCCCATTCGTCGGCGATGGCACGGCTCGTACCCCGCGAAATTATGGTGGATCGTGCGTCCAATAGGCCAGAAACACAATATCCTCAGCGCCGAATGGCCGGTACGTGGGAACCGTCATAACAATCTCTTTTGGCGTGGCCGTGTTAGGCGTCACGATATCTACGGTACCGCCTCCAACTTGACCGGACTTGAAGAACGCCAACACCAATGTGTTCGGAGCAGGCGTGTACTTCAAAATGAGCAGTTGAGTCGAAGTGAAGGCAGGAAGTGCCGGATTGAGATTAGCCGATTCTTTCACCATTCGTGGAAGGCTAGCTGGAGTTGCAGCAGGTGGCGGGGGAGTCGCCGCTTCGATTGTGTCGGTGGCGAGATTGATCACTAGGCCCTTGCCGATGTTGAGGCACCGCACCACGTAGAAGTTAGCCGCCCCAATTGTCACAGGGACTTTGACTGGAACGCGAGCGACGCCGTTGAACGGACACCCTTTCTCCAGCAGATCGATCGTTCCCTGTGTCTGCGCATGCGCGGCGACGGCGAGGCAAAAAGCGAAGGCCACCCGCGCGAACGCAGGGTGGTCCATAGGTCGTGGTGTTTCTCTTTTATGCCTCATCTGCAATTATAGCCTCTCATCTCTATCTCAGCACGAAGCCGGTCAATCTCTTCAGATAGTTGCCGAGTCGTCAAATTCATATCGTTCGATGAGATACCCCAAACGTTCAGCACTTCCCGGCGCAGACTGGTAACCTCATCTCGCAGGCGTACGCGATTGGCTTTCATCCAAGTGGTGACTGCGATTGAAAGTGCTGTTTTGGTATTCATACCATTCATGGCGCCAGAAAAGCCTGCGTGGGCTCAAGCCCGCGAAGCCATTTCGAATCGGCTGGAGATATTGGACTTGTTGAATTTTCTGTAGTTGATGAACATACAGTCCCCCAATTCCAAGAACAGCAGCCGAACGCGGCCCCAGTAGGAGTAAGTTTTATACTGGCCGGTATAGTATCGCCGATCTTTCCCCAAGACTTGCGCCTGCTTCCATTTACCAGGGTAGTGCCGGATTGCAAGGCCGGAAACCGCTTTCGTTTCAGTGGTGCTCATACTCTTCATGGTGTCAGATACGCCTGCGTAACGCCACCTGTTTCTCGATACCACGTCGGAGCGGCCCCGGCCACCAGCGGCACTACATGCGTTGTCGAGCTTGAGTAAGCCGTGGGCGAACTGAAAGTTGGAGAGGCGCTACGCTCCCCCGTACGCGCCGTCGAATAGCTGATGGGCACGCTACGGTCGCTGCCCGCCGCTTGTGTCGAGAACTCGAACGGGCGGATCTGTGTGCCGCAGGCTACCTGGCCCCAGACTTTCGTGCTGGCCGTCAGTAGCGTGTTGGTGCCGAGTACGAAGATGCGCCGGGTGCCAGCGCTGTAGCTCCCCGAACGGGCATCCGTCTGCTCCCCGGCGTCCGAGGTATCGGCATGCAGCGTAGTGCGAGCGAAATTGGTCCACAGCTTCACATCGCAAGCTGCCGTGCTCGGCGCGGTGTAGGTCAGTGTGGCGCGCGTCGAGGCTGGCTGGATACTGAGATCCTCCAACCACCGCGGAGTGCCCGCTACCGTACCGCTCGTATGGTACTCTTGCTCATCGATGAAAGCGCCGGGTGCCTTGCCATTCGGAGCGGTGAAGGCACAGCCAGACACGCAGTCGGGGCTGTAGGGGCTACCAAGTTGCAGCCGGTTGTCAGTGCTGGAGACAAACGGTACCGGATTCACGTTGACTGTGTTGGTTCGGCAGGCCGCGTATCCGGGCGTGTCCGTTCCCTCTAGTAGGTTGGCGTTGATTGAGAAGGGGGCCACGCCGATGGTCATTATTTGCGCTAACCCAGCTGCGCCACAGGTCCCATCTGTGTCCGGAGTAGTGAAGCCGATGATGTTGTAAGTTCCCTCCGGCCCGATGTTTCCCTCCATCTTGAAGTTAGTAAGCGGGCCATCGGCTACCGTCTCATTCATCCTCAACCATGAATGCACTGAGGCTGAAGCTCCTTTGCGCACAGTGTTGTAGAGAAATTGCGCGCCCTGCATGCCGCTGTCGATACCAAACGAGAAGCAATGCGCATTGTTGCCAGCGGCGTAGTATGTCATCTCTGGATGATTGCAAAGATTGGTGACTGTGTTGTTGACGAACAGCAGATTGCGATTTTGCTGCGCTGCTCCCCCGCAAGTTCCAGTGTGCCAGGCCCGCCAGAGATTGTCCCCACGATTGTTCGTGAAGCCAGTGTTCTGGATGTTGGTCCAAGGATTGTTGCTGTTGCCGCAGATCCCAGCGTCTGCTTGCGATGCCAGACTTGCAGTACCGGGATTACCACTGTCTGCCCCCTCGAAGCCATTCTCGATCCAGTTTCCCTCAATTCGGCAATTCGAGCATTGCTTGAGTTCGATCGGGGCCTTAAGCTGATACTGGCTGCGAAAGGTCATAGAGGTATCCTGTGACCCCCACGTTCCGCTGTAGCCGGAGCCGTTGCAGGGATAGCAGCCGCCTGCCGTACAGTTGCTGATGGATATGGTGGTATCGCGATACATCTGGCCGGGAAAGCATGCGCCTTGAGACAGCGCAGTCGGCGAGCCAGTTCCCACCCCCCGAGAGCTATTAGTCACTACTTGCATGTACCCGGATTTGAAGATGTGATTCCGCAGTACTAAAAGTTCGGAGACTTGCCGGTTTGGGATCGCGGAGCCAGTGCCGCCAGTGAGTATGCCATGCGTGGCGCAGTTGAGATAGTTGTTCTCGATTCTAATTCCCCACGAGTTCACCCCGCCATAGATACAATGCGTCTCGTCAGTGGTCATTTTTATGTGTCCAAACCAGCTATCCCGAACGCTGACGTTGTTGGCGTTGATCGCAATTCCGCGCTTCGGCCCGTTGAGGTTTTGCTGTCCTCTGAATAAGCTGTGCTCGATCTCGAAATGATGTGGCATGCCTTCGACTGAAGCCTCCAACCCAGTGCCGAGTTGGAGCATGTCGGTAACCAGTGCCACTGCTCCTGTATAGAAATCAATTCCCTTAAACTGGACATTGTGGCCAACCTTGCCAGGCGTGCAGTACTGCGTTCCGGTGCCGATGTCGATGATGTCAACCACTGCACCTTGGTAGGTGAGTTGAAAGGTCGCTCCAGTGACCCCGGTCATGATGTATTGCCGGTTGGCGGTCACGCCTCCCATAATTACTGAGGTTGTCGGCCCGCCCATGCCGTCGCTATTGGCGATCCGGCACGCGATCGGGTCACCTTCGACGATCCCAACAGAACTGGCAACAGTAATCGTGTTGGCTCCTGCGTTGATCGAGCTTACGGTAGTCTGCTCCCGGCCAGCGCGCATGATCGCGGTATTGGCATCGGACGGCGTGAATTGCGCCATCAGTGGTGAGTGGGATTCATTCACCCGGTAGCCGGTAGCAGGAAGCTCAGGCCAGCGGGAAGAGCGAAACGTGATGTACTTCGCTCCAGCCTTCCAGCTCAGCGTGCAAGCCATCGCGAACGACTCACCAGCCCGCACGGTGATCGTGTCCCCGCCAACTGTACCAGCGTCGTTGTGTGCTGTACATGGATCGGTGAAATTGCACCCGGAGGCGCAGACGGTGTGGTCGGCAGCTACCGCAACTGATCCGGCAAAGACCGCAAACACTGCCAGCCGTAGGTGGTTTGACAAAGTCATACGCTAAAAGATCAATGTCAGGTTAAACACAACGGCCTCATCCTGTAGCGTATCTGCCGCGTCTCCACTGTTTCTATAGAGCGCGATTTGTAGCAATCCTCCACCAGAACAGCTATCCATTGTTAGAGAGGCCAATGACCCGAAATAGTATACTCCCCGTGCAACCGTCGTGTAGGTGATGTCGATAGCCTGCGGGGTGCCAAATGTGGGAACTCTCAAATCCTGTCCGGCAACAACACAATCTGTTTTTATAAAAAACCTCGCAACTTCCCCGTTTGTTCCACCCACACCTTCGGGAGATGTGTCGAGTTTTACCTGTACTGCTCCAGAGGTATAAGATGATGGAATTCGAATCCAGTGCCACAATTCGCTTGATGCTGCTCCGGTGTTATCAAAGCTTGCTCCAGCCGGAGAGGAAACGTTGGTGCTTGTGGGATAGGACAGTCCTGTTAAACCTTGCGCCGCCCAACCATTGCTTGCCCGGTAACTCCCGGCTGAGTCTATCGCGCCCACTGGAAGATTTATAGAAACACTCGAAGAACCGCTGCCGCCAATCCCCCGCTGCGTGAAATAGTTCGCGCCGTCCGAGAAGATCCGCACGCCTTGCGCGGTGGTGAGTGCTAGCGAAGCAGCTCCGTCGATGGTGCTGGTGGTTGGCGTGATGGTCAATGTCCCCACGCCACGGTTCTGCACATCCATGAACCAGCCGCTGTCGAAGCCAGCCCCGGCAGCGCTAGGCAGCGTTGCCGCGATAGCAGAGCCGTTCGTGTGAGTAACCAGCTTGCGCCAGTCGGAATCGAGATAAGTGTAGGTGGTACCGGTCTGGGCGTTCACTGTGAACGTGTTGCGAGTGACAGTGCTATCGGTAGCACATTGAGGATTGCCATTCACATCCACGCCACAGCTCAACCCGTCGCCCGCCACTGGGGCGCTGGTGCTGCTGAGAACACGCAACTCTGTAACAGCCACCCATGCTGCGGTACCGGGGTCGGTAGCTGTGATGCTCGCGATGGGAATCATCGTTGGTCCGTAGCTGGATAGATCAACGTTGCTCGTGTCGGTATAGCCTGACACGCCGGACATTGTGTTCGCCCCACGCGCCAGCGTTACCGGCACTCCCCCGGCGTCGAGGCAATTAAACCCGATGTAGCTTGTGGCAGCACCGTCTGCAAGAGTGAATGTGGTGGCCGCGACAGTGTAGACAAGGCTGCCACATCGCACCTTGCCCGCGGCGAGCGTGGCAACGTTGGTGGAGATGGTCACCTTCAGATCGGTGAGGCCAGTGATGGCTGTGACTCCGGCCCCACTCGCGCTACATGCGAACCAGCTTGACGCGTTCACCCAGGTCAATACGCATCCGTCTGCAACGGAAAGCGGCGATTCGATCACCCTCCCGCGCAGCCGCGCAGCGTTGCTCGATGTGAACAACTGTGCGTAGCCCACCGGGCCCGCGAGAAGCAGGAGAATCAGTATCTTTACCATTGCGGCTCCTTTTTAGGCCATCTCTAGCGCTACCGTGAGTGTGCTGCCAGCCGTCTGCGCGACGGACGACACGAATTGCCACCAGTTGGCCGCCATCACTGGCAATTGTGTGATGCTGATATAGCGGCTGGCCACGACCCCTGTTGCTTGGATGAGATTCGCGCCATCGTCGTACATCGGCAATACAGTGGCAGGCGCTGCCGCTACGTTCCCTGTGGGATCGACGATCTCAGCAGGGCTACCCTTGAACGACACGGCACCCGTCACCCACGCGGCATCCGTATAGAAGCCGAGGACTTTCATTTCCGCACTGATACGAGTGATGGCGGAAGCCGTCGCTCCGGCGGGAATTGGGATCTGCATGTAAGAAACTCTGTGAATCATGGTGCTCCTCTATTCTTCTACGTCAACCTTAAATCGCTCCGCTATCTCGCGTTTGACCCTTCGGATGATATCCGCAATCTCTTTTTTCCGTTCGGCAGGATCGCTCGGGAGGTTATTCAATTCTTGCCGCAACGTCAGTTCGATCGCCTTCCCGACGTAGTTCTTTCTGTCCCGATAGGCATCATCAGTTTCGCCGGGATTCTGCCGCACGCTG